TTATTGATTGATACTATAGAGCTGCCTATACCACATGAAGGAAAATTGTTTTCTTGTGTACATAGCAAGTCGTTTAGCAGCAAAAGGATATGTCACATTAAAGGTGTCACCTATTATCTTTATAGCCTCTGACTGCATGCATGGCAACGAAATCTTTTCAAGCATAAAAGTAGGGACACAAAAATGATACATAAAGCTATTAGCCTGGTACTCTTGTAGCTGGCGAAACATGCGATTCATATTGAACTGGTTTCCGCAGTGTTTAATCACATGCCCAAGCTCGTGTACAAAGTCCTCCCATTGCTGTTGACGAGAGGACCTTGAATCCAACACCATGCTGTAAAGACCATTTATACAAAACATGCTGCTCGGGGTTTTTTCGTAGTGTGTCCATATCTTAAATGCAGCTGCAATACGCTCCATGTCTATATCTTCAGGAGTAAGCATATTTATTTTTGTATAAATCTTCTTTACTTCTTCTTCTAGTTGAGATAATGGAATCGTCATAAATAGAACCACCTTGATAGGAATATATGTTCTGTTTTGGTGTGAAAGAAAAGCCCTTTTTAGGGCTTTTTTTATGCAGTTATTGTCACGGTTTTTGTTTTTTTCTAACAAGCATATGAACCTCAAAAAATGCGGTTGAAAGAAAAAATAGCCTCAAGGTTCCTCTCAATTCTTGAGGTTGAAATGGTTTCAACTGAATAGTTTACCTCAAATTTTGAGGCGAAGTGTTCAGCATTAATTAAACTAAACTAAACTAAACAATAATAATAAATAAAGAATAATGAGCTTGTTATATGATTATTTGTATCATTTGGTTAATCATTGTCAGTATTTATATTTTTACGACCTTTTGCTTTTTCTTTCTCTTTCAGGTAATTGATAAAATCAATAGCCTGTCTACGCGCTTCTTCCGAAAAATCAGTTGCATCTTTAAAGGCGATTTGTAGGTCTGGATCATCCGTAATTTTGTAAGGGGCTTTCTCTTCATGAACAACAGGTTTGCTGTTAGGCTGGTGCCCCAGCAAATAATCAACTGTTACTTCAAAGAAATTAGCAATTTTCACAAGGATTTCGTGATCAGGTTCTCTTTTACCTTGTTCATAAGATGCATAGGTTGTACGAGCAATTCCTAAATTATCAGCAACTTCTTGTTGATTCATTTTTTTTCCGTCACGGAGTTTTTTTAGTCTATATGAAAAGTTCATAGTTATCGCCTCTCGCATTTAGTGGAAGTAACTACATTATAACTACACAATAAGCGTAGTATATACAAATTACTCGAAAAGAGTATTTTTTTTAAAAAAAGGGTTTACAGGACTCGAAATGAGTAGTATATTTGACTCAACGACACGTAATGAGTCATGGAGGTGAAAAAAATGCCTGTCAAAGCGAGAGATTGGCTAAAAAATAAACGATTATCAAAGGGCCTGACCCAAAAAGGCGTTGCTGATAAAGCTGGCATTGCTCGAACAACTTACGCTTCCATTGAACAAGGCGAAAGAAATGCAGGAGTTCCAACGGCGAAAGCTATTTCACAGGTTCTTGATTTTCATTGGGCTATTTTTTTTGATGAAACACTACGCGTTTCGAGTAATGAGCGCGAATCAAACACAGCGTAGGAGGTTAAAAAATGCCACAAGCAGTTATTACCTTTGATGAAATGACAGCCACGGTTTTTAAAGACCAAATGGAAAAGCTGTTTCAGGCAGCTTACGAAAAAGGCGTAGAGGATGGAAGAAAAAAATACGCCTATCCACCTGTTTTAAATGTTAATCATTTAACTGAAATTCTCTCAGTAAAAAGGCCGACGATCGCCAAAATCACAGCCAGACCGGACTTCCCTAAATTCACTGAGATTCAAGCAAGATATCCCCGTGACGAAGTGTTCGACTGGATTAAAAGGAACACAGCTTATATCAAGGAGGTTACAGCGTGAATCAGCTCGTTTTTATTGAAGGCAACCAAGCCGTAACAGACAGCCTGACAGTGGCTGAGGTATTCGGAAAACGACACGCCGATGTAATAAAAAGTATTGAAACACTTAATTGCTCTAAAGAGTTTACTGGACGAAATTTTTCGTTGAGTGATTATCAAGATCCAACAGGGCGAGTATTGAAAAAATATTTGATAAAACGTGACGGACTTACATTTCTGGTTTTTGGTTACACAGGCGCCAAGGCAGCGCTGTTCAAAGAAAGATACATTGCAGAATTTAACCGCATGGAAGCAGAGTTGCAAAAAATGACTCAGCCGTCCTACATGATCGAAGATCCAGTCAGCCGGGCAAAGCGATGGATCAGCGAGCAGGAAGAACGGGAGCAACTTGAACAAACTTTGAAGATTCAGGAACCACTGGTCAACTTTGCTCAGAGTTGCATGGCGGCTGAAAAATCATTGCTCGTTCGCGAACTGGCAAAGCTTGCTTGTAAGAACGGCATTGTTATTGGCGAGAAACGGCTGTTTCAGAAGCTGCGCGAATGGAAGATGATCATGGCTAACAAGAATGAACCATACCAGGAATACATCGAGCGAGGCTTCTTTGAAATCGCACAGGGGGTGCGCCAAATAAACGGGACGCCGAAGTCCTGGCTGACAATGCGCATTACTCCAAAGGGACAAGCTTTTATCATCAATAAGCTCAAAAAACAGCAAGTAAGCTAGTTCATTCAATACTTAAATTTTACCAAATAATTCCCCGTGAAACAGGAGGCGAACATATGTCGAACAACCCGTATAAACTCGATAATTTACCAAAAATTATGCGAGAGGTTAGAAAGGCAATCGGGCTTACTCAATTTCAATTAGGGAGGCTACTCGGAGGCAAAGATCAGCGATACGTGTCAGACGTCGAAAACGGCTTGACCGTACTGACACCCGAATTGTGTATCAAATGGTTTGAGGCTTGCGGAGCTTATGAACATATTGATCTAGTGCATTACTTGTTTAAGCTTCATCCAACAGCCGCGGCACCTATTGATCCGGCATTAAATAGGAGCGCAAGTAACGCGGTTATCAATATGATTCATCAGCTTGAGGAAGCAATCCAAGCTACAAAACATTTATCCCGTTGGCTAGCAAATGATCGACCAGGAAGGTCAGAGGATTTACCTTTGGGGGATATCAAACAGATATTTGACCTAATTCCAGCAAACAAAACTTTGATTTATTCGTTAGTACGGAGTCATGGGCTAAATATGCAAGAACTGGCTGACAGGTGGACGCGTAAAGCGTTGATGGATCAAGTAGCAATGTCTAAACAAGAGGAAAGGCAGGCGGTTTTAGTATGAAAACTAATCAGTTTTTAAAGTCAGATGTGGAGTCAGCTAAAAGAAAAATCAAATCAGCAGAAGAGCTTTCTATCATGCTGTCAGAGGCATTGCGTGATGGTGATTATGAAGAGGCAATCAGTCTCGCTGGAAGTATTAAAGTTCTTACAGAGGATATCAGCCGGCTAGCTAATAAAGGGCGTTTGTATGAAACAGCTATGAAAATGCAGCAGCGAGGTATCAATTTGGCAGTGATAAGTAGGTGTCTGGGATGAACATTGAAAATCCAATGATCCTGAACAACTGGCACGACACGCTGATTGAGCCAAAAACACAAAAGGACTTTTTTGGGGATGAAGTGACGCCTTTTGATGATTACGTGATAGATAGTGCCGAGGGTGAAGTCATCTTGAGGGAAAACCTTAAACGTTACCTAAAGGAGCATCTAGGTTTTGAATTTAAAAATGAGCAATAAAAAAGCCCACACGGCAATGTGGACTCGGTAAGGCGTTTTGAAATTGATTGATTACTTAATTATACTAAAACGCCTCATAAAAATCAATGGAGGTTTTATACATGGCTAAAGCAGTAAAAGTAGCATTCAGTGAGCGTGCGGAGGATCAGCAACGTTTAAGAAAGGTAGGCGGTTCGATTGTTCTTAAGACTAATGGCAAACCACAGTTCCATTTCCCTTCTATGGATGCTTATAGAGAATGGCAGCGTCTCGGCACAGAAGCTTACAAAAGAAAGGTGGAAGCAGCACAATGAATGGATTATCTCAGGTAGATTACTCAGATTACATGCCAGCGCCTCAGCAGGCATCCAGCGTAACCACAGAAGCAATGGTAAGCCGTCAGGCTCAAGAAGTACAAGCGGCTATGGTGATTGCAAAGAAATTCCCAAGGGACGTATATGCGGCATTTGACCGTATCAAAAAAGCTTGTGAACGGAGATTGTTAGCTGAAAATGCGGTTTATGAATATCCCCGGGGAGGATCGAAGGTATCTGGTCCATCTATCCGGTTGGCTGAGGCTTTAGCGCAGAACTGGGGGAACATTGACTACGGAATCATGGAATTGGAACAAAAGGCCGGAGAATCCTCTGTTATGGCATATGCTTGGGACCTTGAAACGAATACCCGGCAAACCAAAATTTTTACTGTAAAACACGAAAGGAAAGCAAAGGGCACCGTTACAAAGCTAAATGATCCAAGGGATATTTACGAAATGGTTGCCAATCAAGGAGCCCGCCGGGTGCGTGCTTGTATTCTTGGGGTGATACCGGGTGACATTGTAGATGCCGCAGTTGATATGTGTCAAAAAACATTGATCAGCGGCCATAAGGAACCATTGGAAGACCGACTCAGAAGCGCTTTCTCTCTGTTCAAAAAAGAATTTGGCATCACTAAGGAAATGATTCAGGAGTACATCGGCAGTAACGTTGATGCCTTTACAGAACAAGACTTTTTGAAGATCGGGCGTATTTATACATCCTTGCGTGACGGTATGGCGAAGAAAGAGGATTACTTTAATGTGAAAGCCTCAGGCGCGACAAAATCCAAGGCCGAGGAAGAATTCAAAAAGCAGAAAGAGCAAGGTGGCAAACCTGCTGATAGTAAAGAAGAGGCGGGTGATCCTGCTAATGCGGACGATTCCGGCACTAAACAAGGAGAATTACTACTCTAACGAGATCGACAAGCATTACATGTCCAATTCCCAATATAAAAGCTTCCTACAGTGTGAGGCTGCTACGATGGCCAAAATTTACGGAGAATGGGCGCCGCCGACTTCGGAAGCCCTTCTCTTCGGTCAATACGTTCATGCATGGCTGGAAGGTGAGCAAGCTTTTGATGAATTTAAGATGAACACGCCTTCGCTTTTTACTCAAAAGGGCCAACTATACAAACAGTATCAATTGGCAGACCTGATGATCGAATCCATACAAAATGATGAACTGTGCATGTTCGTTCTGGCAGGAGAAAAGGAAGTCATCGTTACAGCCGAACTGTTCGGTGTCCCATGGAAAGGCAAGCTAGATGTATATAACCCAGCAGGCGGCCGTTTTGTAGATTTGAAAACAACCCGTTCGTTACGTGACAAGGTATGGGACCCGGAAATAGGATATTGCTCTTTTGTTGAGGCATACGGATACATCGCTCAGATGGCGCTTTACGCGGAAATTGAAAAACGGATGACCGGGCGCAACGAATGGCTTGAGCCTCTGATAGTGGGAGTGTCTAAAGAAGATCCACCCGATAAAGCTGTTATCAATATCGACGAGGGCCGAATGGAAGTAGAACTTGAGGATATTGAAAAGCGGATAGAACGCATTCTCCAAGTGAAACACGGAGGGGAAAAGCCAGAGCGGTGTGGGAAATGCAAGTATTGCCGTGTGACAAACCAACTGAACAGCATCATACATTTCTCGGAGTTGATTAGTTGATGGAGAGGGCAATGATCAAAGTCCCTATCCCTCATTGTTATTTCTGGCTTGTGAAGACTGTCCGACGAGATATGCGAAAAGACTTGTACACCCGATATGTTACTGACTATCTCAAGAGAAACGAACCGACTTTGAGATTAGTTGAAATAGACTTCAAAGCTTTGACTGCACTGTGTGAAAGGAAGTAGATGAGCCATGAACTATCTTAAAGAAATGAACGGCTTCATGAATTGGCTGGAAACGAATCCGTTATCTGCTACAACTCAAGCATTATGGTTTCATCTTTTGCACATCAACAATAAGGCAGGGTGGCGGGAGTGGTTCACTACTTCCAATACCACTTTGCAAGCAAAGATTGAGATTTCCGAAAACACGTTGATCAAACACAGAAAGATGCTGATTGATCTTAAAAGAATTGAATACAAGCCGCAGGGAAGGAAGGCCGGGCAATACAGGCTTATCTCATTTGAAAAGCCTGTATCCGAGCAGGAACCGACTGAAAAGCCAGTTACAGAACCGGCACCAGCACCACAAGAAACGAAGGGGATTGATCCAAAAATGAAAAACGCTTTTGAACTCTTTGAAAATAAAGTCGCCCGCACCATCGGCCATATGGAAGCGCAGAGAATTGGCTATATGGTGGACGATTATGGCGAAGAGAAGGTCATGGAGGCTATGAAGCTTGCTTTCCGTAATAAAGGGAACACAGTCGGCTTGGGCTATATTGAAGCGATCCTGTCCAACCCGTTCAGCCAAAAGAGAAAGGAGAAACAGCATGGGGATACACAAAACGCAAAGTACGGACGCAGCAATGGCGGCAATCCTGAAAGAGCTTCAGGAACGGTCAGCCCGATTTTCGGCGGCCGAGTCGGGCGACTCAGAAAAAAAGGCTGACTATGACTGCCCTACCTGTAAGGATCAATTGGGTTACCTTGAGGACAGGGACGGCTACGAGGTATGGGTCCGGTGTAAATGTGTTGAATGGCGGCGTATCCGAAAATTGATGAACTCTAGTGATATAACTGCTGAATTTGAGAAGTTGCAGTTCAAGAATTTCACCAAAGAAGGTAAACCGGATGTGATAGCAGATGCCTATGAATGCGCGGTTGACTACTACAAGGATTTTGAAAATATACGGGGCGGCCGGAAAAACAGTATGGCTTTGCTCGGGCAGCCGGGATCAGGCAAGACGCATTTACTAACAGCGGTGGCCAACAAACTCATTAAGTCGAATAACGTGCCGGTTCAATATTTCCCTTACGTCGAAGGATTCAACGATCTGAAAGACGACTTTGACAAGCTGGAAGAAAAGCTCAAGCGGATGAAGGAAGTCGATGTGCTTTTCATAGACGACCTGTTCAAGCCAGTAGGCGGTAAGCCGCGAGCAACTGAATGGCAATTGGAGCAAATGTATTCAGTCATCAATTATCGCTATCTGAATCATAAGCCGATCTTGATATCAAGCGAGTTGGATATTGAGCGAATCGTACAAATAGACGAGGCACTCGGAACGCGGATTTATGAAATGTGTTCTGACTATATTGTGATTATCGAAGGCGACAAGTTGTTATTAAATCATAGATTGGCAGGGTTGAGAAATGGATGAAAAAACGAACATTAAAGGATCCGAAGGAATGTATATGTTCGGCCCTGCTGAACAAACATGCGGACAAGACCTTACACCGGCTATCCAGGTGCTTGAGGAAAAAATAAAGCAAATGGAGTTGATGCGCAGTGCTTAAATCGGTGATTCTGCTGCCAGCCATCATACTTACGGCGCCATACAAAGAAAAGCAGATACAGAAATGGGAAAGAATTGATGGGAGGTAGGGAGAATGCTGCCGAGAATCTTTTGGGGATTCGCGCTGTTGAACTGGAATATCGGTTTTGAAGTCCTTTCAGTTGGTGGGATGTGGTTTATAAAATGTACATTCCTTCCTCTTACACTACTAATCAGAATAGGGGAGGATTCACATGCCAGCAAATAAGTACGGCGCAAGAAAAACATGGGTTGACGGTATCAAATTCGACAGCAAAGCTGAATCCCAATACTATTTACAGCTTAAATGGCTCAAGCAGGCGAAGCAGATCAAAGACTTTAAGGTTCAACCCCGGTTCCTGCTGCAAGAAGCATTTAAAAAGAACGGTAAAACTTTTCGGAAGATTGAATATATTGCAGATTTCGAGGTTCATAACTTGGACGGCAGCATTGAGATTATCGACATCAAGGGCGTTGCGACGGAAAGCTTTAAAATCAAGCGCAAGCTGTATGAACGCCGATACGATACACCCCTCAAGGTGCTTGCTCATGATGATTTTTTAGGCTTCATCGAGATGGACGAGCTGAAAAAGCTAAAACCCAAAAGAAAGGCGGGGAAATCCACTGTTAAACGTGGTAATCGCGGACGATCGGCCGTTGTGGGTGCGGGAAGAAGATAAGCTTATGGCCTGCATGATGCTCTGTTCTGAATACAAACGATGTGCCAGCCGTATTGGAGCTGATTGCAAGAAACTCGGTGGTTCAGAAATACCAAAAATCAATTCAGGAGGTCGTTACCATGCAAGAAAACATTAATCCTTACAATCCGGGTCCGGTAAAAGAATGGAAGATGACGCCGGAGGAATTAGCGGCATATGTCGAAAAGCATCCGATCATCTACCGGGAAGATTTAAAGCCGTCGCCAGCTTTCACAATGGAAAAGTGGAAAAACGAACCCTATTAAGCACAAAAAAGCACCGAAGCCGTAGCCCCGATGCTCTGATATGAACTGGTACTTCTATCATAGCACAGGGGGCGGCCAGAGTGAACAAGCCAACAGAAATAAAAAACTATGAAACAACTATTCAGCAGAGCATTGAGCCGGGGAAAGTCCGCATCATCGTTTTAGATGGGACCGATGGAACAGCCCATTTAATGGACGCCCCGGAACACGGTGAAACAATCATTCAAACAATTAAGGGCGGTCTGTCTCGTTTAGATTATAGGATCGGCCACAAATTCAAATAGCAGGGGCTTTCCCCTGCGGGGGAGGAACAAGCATGAATAAATTGGAGGAAGTTAAAAAATTTGATATTACCATCTTCACTAGTTGGTTAAAGAAATACGCCGAATGCGGGGAAGGGTTAGGAAAAGCTTGGCACTTTCTGATTGAACAAGCTGAACTGGCTGAAAAGCGTCAGGAAATCATTGAGGAATACAAACGCCAGCAGGATGTAACGGTTCATCAATTCCGGCAGGCTCAGGAAGAGATTCAGCGGCTTAAATGTGAGAATGGCAATTTCAGAAGGTTGCTTGCTACTTTCACAGATGAAGAGGATGACCCTTATATGGTATATGACACGCAAAGCGAAGATGTGGAATTCCACGGCACAATGAAAAGCGCGGAAAAAGATTTTGAGTGCGCTATGGATGGATTAGATAACGGGGAAACAGCTTATATTTTGAAAGTGATAAAAGTGTTTACACCGAAGGGGGAAGCTGAATGATACCTTTACAAGTTGAGCTTCAGCGGGCAGTCAAATCCACGAAAGATGAAGCGATGACAGTTGAGCAGGCTGCGGAATATCTAAAAGTACATCCAGATGACATACCGGTGCTCGTAGCAAAGTCAGACGATCTGAAATTGATCGGCGATGAAACAATCATTGCAAAGCGTGATAAGACAAATGTTTGGCTCCTTGGGGCAATTGCAGTGGTTTTATTCTTTACGTTTGCGGTTCTGCCGGGGATAGGGGGATGACAGCGTGATCGAATACAGCTGCCCTGAATGTGGTCACAACGAATTAGATATAAAAATCCGCCCAGATGCCTGCTGCCCGAAATGCGGCTGCAGCATGGGCGTTGAGGAGGAAATAGCGTGAATCTAGAAAAAATGTATGAAATGCAAAAGGCGCTTGATAAACGGATCATCAAAGAGAAGGGGCTGGAAGGTCAGGACTTGCTGCCAAACCTCATTCTTGCTTTACAGGTGGAACTGGCCGAGTGTGCGAATGAATGGCGCGGCTTTAAGCATTGGAGTAATGACCGGGAGCCTAGAATTTGTGTAATAGATAAAAAGGGACAGACAGCAAAAGAATATTATAAAAACCCACTGCTTGAGGAATATGTGGACTGCCTTCACTTTATCCTGAGCATTGGCAATCGATTGGGAATAAACGATTCAGACACAATATGTGATATTCATTCTGAATATCTGAGGACTATTAACGGCTCAAATACGGCAAAACTTTTTTCTTTCCTTTTTTCAATTTCATATTCACTGATACACAGAAATTTAGATAAAGAGACATATATCAATTTATTTACAAGCTTCTTTACTCTTGGTGAGCAACTTGGCTTCACAGGGGAGCAAGTTGAAGCAGCATACATGGAGAAAAACGCCGTCAATCATCAGCGGCAACAGGAGGGGTATTGATGAGCACAGCATACAGAGTTTGGGACGGACAGCAGATGCATTATTGGGATGATGAAGGGATGAGCCTAACCATCAAAAATAACGGCGATTGGACTTTGAAACGTTTATACAGAGATGTTTGGGTTCCCGTTGTAGACAGCACGAATAGAAACGCGGCTCTCATGTGGGGAACAGGGTTGAAGGATAAGAACGAAAAAACGATTTATGACAAGGATTCAATTTTAGATCATGGCACTGATACAAGATCAATTGTTAGGTACGACAATGAACAAGCTGGATTTTATCTCGATTTAGGAATCGGCGGCGCTTTTATGGTGGGCGATCTTGAAGTTATCGGAGACGCATATCAAAATCCTGAGTTATTGGAGGGGGCGGAGTGAGTAATTTGTCGCAAGAGCAAATAAACGCAGATTTATTCAACGAAGTCCTGCGGCTGAAAAGGAAATCTAGGGTTGATGACGAAGAAATTCGGCGGCTGAAGGAAGAGAATCGGGAATTAAGATTGAAAATAGAAGATTGTACTTGTTTCAGATATGTAGAAGATGAGGAGGGCGCGGAGTGAACTCTCATGAATTAATAATGAAGCTACGAGAACGACACCAAATGGATATTTACTCATCAAACGAACAATGGTGTGTACAACTTTTCGAACTTGATATTTGTCCCAATGACATCGGAATTTCTTGTGAATTTGAAACAAGTGACGAAAGTTTACACGACGCTCTCACAGAAGCGTTGGAATGGTCTTCTGACAGACAATATAGAAAAGGGGAATGGCAATGAAAAAGCTATTTAAATCAATCATTCTATCAGCAGTATTACTTACGGGAGCCGCGGCCGTTGCGCCGTCTGCTTCCGCCGCATGGTCCGGTTGGCAAAATGAATCCGGGTACAGCGGCCGGGTGTTTACGGATGCCGCGACATACACGACCGGCGCCTCAACGGTGGACTGGAAAGCCGAGAAAAAAGGATCAAGAACACTTTATTACACGGCCGGCGTATACAAGAAGCGCAGCGGCGGCGGGCTGACTGATACGAATTTAGTACAGCGGGGCAGCTTCAAAACGGCAACGCCTCTGAAATCATTCAACGTGAAAACGATCCGGAATAAGACCGGGAAAGGAACCTATGTCATCCAGCTTGACTGCTATTCTGATTCCGGCAAGCGGAACTATATCGGAACATTTGAATCAGCAAAATTTTACGTGAAGTAATCAAAAATCAATATGTCCAAGACGGAGAGCCTGCGGACACTGATCAATGTACAGAGAAAATCTGTGCTTTGGTTGGTGTCCGTTTTTTGTTATCAGGAGGGATGACATGAAGAAGGAAAAGAAAAAGCCCAATAAAAACGCGCAGGAGCAATCTGAACGCTTTTGGCGGCAAATGATGGGCACTGACAGGCAAACGCTGAAACGGGGCAAGGGCGGCGCATATAAACGCAAATAAAGGGAGGAATTATTATGACAGATCAAATGATAGCTTGGCAGGTTGAAGAATGGATTAGAGATTATGATTTTATGTTGCGGGAGATTAAGAGATTGAACCGTATTCTCAATAAAGTGGACTTTGCAGGCGGCCAGAAGATGACAGCAACTTACGGAGATGAAGCTGCTATGCCTAAAGGATCAGGTGGAACCAGTCAGGCAGAATTGCGCCAGATGGACCGTAGAGAAAAGCGGCTCCACAAATACGAATCAATTGTTCATTATCTGGACAATGCTATGGAGAATTTGGAGGAAGAAAAGCACCGGATCGTTTATGACTGCATGATGGAAGGTATGAGCTATACAGCTATTGCAAACCATCTTGATTGCTCTCGGGATACTGTCAGAAAGATCAAGACGTCAATAATCGTCAACATCGTCAATAAAGTCAAAGAAGTCAACTTTCTGCAATATTTGAACTCGTTTAAATCGGCGGTGTAAAATGGAAGGCAGGACGGGGAGGAAAAATATTCCGCGTCACCACAACATAAAATATAGTGATCCAAGAGCTCTATGCCCTTATTGGGTGTAGGGCTTTCGTTCGACAAATTTTGCATATAGTTCCTTTGTCACACTCCTTAACCGATAATAAGGTGGGGGAGGTGAATAATTTGGAAAATTTAATTCAATCTGTTGATTGGAAGTATATTGATCAACATTCGAATGCTATTTTTTTGATTGAAGAAAACGGCTGTATTGAAATTACGGAAGAATTTAAGAAAGAAGAAATGCTATTAACAAACAGTTTCGTTAGATACAACGTGAACCAATACAATAGTTTCGGTTCTGTAAGTTATTATAAGATCGTTGAAAAAGTGTTGTCACCAAAAGAAAATTTGCTTATTTTTGCAGAAAGAACCTCAAGGCAATTATAAAATCTCAGAAAGCATCCTTCGGGGTGCTTTTTTATGTTCTCTGTAAACTGTTTCCGGTAAGTCTCAGGATAGACAATCGGCGGTTAACGACCTGAGTGCGGTAGCAGTTTAGAAAGAATATGGAGGAGGACGAAGCAAATGAAAGTATTGGTTATTAAAACGGATGTACCTCTCGATAGAGAAGCAAAAGAAAAAATGCGTGAAGAAGTTAAGAGGGGTATTGAAACAGGAGTTGTGGTTCTTGATCCAGGTATGGACCTGACACTGGTTGAAGTTGATGAACTCCAAGATGTTAATGAATACGCATTTAAAAGGATAGAGGGATGAAGCATGAAACCTTTTAGCAAATGCGAACAATGTGGCGAAGAACATCACATCGTGTTACTTGAGCACAAAAAAGAAAATAGTGTCGTGGTTGGATTCATTCAATGCCCATCATGCCAGCATAAAACGGTTTGCTCTGTGACAACGCCTCTTATTAGATCGCTTCAAAAGAGGATAAGAACAATAAGAAACCAATATGGAAAAGCAAAAAGACTAAAAAAAGCAGAGCGTCTGTTTGCTGAATATGAAAAGGTGAACGCTCAAATAAAGATACTCATGCAGCCGATGGTTGATCAAGAGAATAATATAATAAATCAGTAACGTCTTTCTGTTCGTCGGGAAGGCGTTTTACTTTTAAAGGAGGTCACTATGCTACTTGGTGAGGAATTACGCTTAATAACTTATAACACTGCCATAAAGCATAATATAACCACCTCAATGGTACATCAGGGTTTGTACCAATTGCGTGTCTCGGGGTGCCCATGGCAGGATGCTGATATTGTAGAGGCCTTGGGGGACCTTGGTGACTATGGTCTGCATAACCTATTAGCAGTTGAACGTATTGCACGTATAAGTGAAATGCATCCATACAGCAGAGTTAAAGGATTACTACATCACTCTTATCAGAGTTTAGGGATTAAGGAGAGAGATGAGAAAGGAGAGTTTATAGCACCAAAGTTGTTATGGAAAGAGAACTTTTTCAGTAGGGATGAGCGAGGTGAAGGGAATGCCCCTTAAGCCCATGAGAATATGCGCCGCCCCTGGGTGCCCCAGCCTCACCCGTAGTCGGTACTGCGACGCACACAAGACACAGCAACAAGAAGAAACAAAACATTACAACAAACATTCAAGAAACAAAACAATAACAAGTTTTTATAAATCAAGAGATTGGAAACGAACAAGACAACTTGCTTTGATACGAGACAATTATCTTTGTCAGCATTGTTTGAAAGAGCATTGCTTCACTCCGGCTGACATGGTGCATCATATTGTGGAAGTAAAGGACGACTGGTCGAAAAGATTGGACTTAGACAACCTTGTAAGCTTGTGTAACGCCTGTCACAACAAGGTTCATGGCGGCGGTAAGGGCAAGTAGACCCTCCCCCTATCCAAATCTCCGGAAAGGAAACGTTTGGAGAACGGAGCCCCCTCTTCTGTAAACAAACACCGCTTTTCAAAGTTCCGGAAAAACAAAATACCCTCCCGGCAAATTCACCGAGAGGGCTTGGTACGACTGGTTTTGTGGTTGATTTCATCGTATCACGGTTTAAGAAAAAAACAAGCAAAAAATGATAGAAATGAGGTGAGAACATGCCGAGAGCTGCAAAATCCGCGACGCTTCAATTAATACAAGGCAATCCGAATAAAAAGAATACGGAAGAGCTGGCCGCCCGCGCTGAATACGAAAAAAAGATGAAAATGAGGTCCGAGAATATTAAAGCGCCGACCTGGTTAGATAAAGAGGGAAAGAAAGAGTTTAAAAGAGTTTCTGCTTTATTATCTGAGGTGGAGATCATTACGGAAGCAGACATCAGCATGTTGGCCGCCTATTGCAATGCCTATTCTCAGTATATTGCCATATCCAAAGTGATTGAGAAAGACGGAATCATGATCCATACGGAAGGACAGGATGAAGACGGCCAGCCAGTAAAATTAGTTGGTGAAGAACATCCTCTGTTAAAGCGGCAAAAGAATTTCTACGATCAAATGAAATCAGCTGCAAACGACTTCGGCCTTACACCGTCTGCCCGGGCAAAACTCGCCATCACCCGCACACAGGAAGAACGGGAGAAAACAGCTGCAGAAAAGGAGTTTAAAAACGTATGAAGACAATCAAACAGTTTCTCATTGATTACTCGCGCGATGTGATATCGGGTGAGATTGTGGCGTGTGAAAAACACATTTGGGCCTGCGAGCGTTTTTTAAATGATGTGAGTCGGGAAGGCACAAGGGAGTTTCCTTATGTGTTTGATGATGAAAAAGCCCGCCGGTTCCTTTACTGGATGACACAATTCAAACATACGAAAGGGCCGTTGCAAGGAGAAAATATTGTGCCGGAACCGATTCAGATTTTCATTTTTGGAAATGTGTACGGCTGGGTGCATAAGGATACCGGCTATCGCAGATTTAAAAAGGTCTATTGGCAGGTCGGCCGTAAAAACACCAAAACGCAGAGTTTGGCTTGTGTCGGTTCTTATGAGGCAATGGCAAACGATGAATACATGTCTGAGGTATATATCGGGGCTACTAAAACCGAGCAGGCAAAGATTTGCTGGAATGAGATTAAGGCACAGATTATGCAAAGTGATCTTTTGAATAAGCCAGAAAAGAAATACAGGATTGCATACGGCAAAATTGAGCATCCCAAAACGCAATCTAAAATAGAGGCGCTTTCCAAAGATGCAGGCAAGACTGGTGACGGATTTAACCCTCAGTGTGGAATTATTGATGAATATCATGCACATAAAACATCTGAAATTTATGACGTTCTTGCTTCAGGTATGGCTGCCCGCGCGCAACCTTTAATGATGATAATCACGACTGCAGGCTTTGAATTAAATAATCCCGCCTATCGTGTGGAATATGATTACGTGTCCCGCATTCTGGACCCGAATAAAGTGGAAAAGAATGAACAATATTTTGTGATGATCAATGAATTGGACAAAGGCGATGACATCAAGGATGAACGGAATTGGGTCAAAGCGAACCCCATCGTAGCGGCTAATGAGCATGGCTTGAATTATTTGCGCGGAGAGTTGGAAGTCGCGTTGGCCGTTCCGGAAAAAATGAGAAACTTCATGACAAAAAACATGAATATTTGGGTTAATATGCGGGAGAACGGCTATATGGATATGCAGGCATGGACGGACTGTGGGTCCGATAAATTTCCGGATCTGAAAAACCGAGAGTGCTATGTCGGCATTGACTTATCAAAAACGATTGACTTAACGGCAGCATCTTTTATCTTTCCGTTAGATGACGGCAGTTTCGCTGTAGAGAGTCACGGCTTTATGCCGGAAGATACGTTCCATGAACGAATGAAGACTGATAACGTCCCATATGACTTGTGGAAGGAAAGGAAATGGTTAACGACTACAGATGGCGCCGTTGTTGATTATGACTATATCAGGGCCTACATCAAGAAAATGGAGAAAGAAAACGGCTGGCGGATCAAGGAAATAGGTTATGACCCATATAACGCCACACAGTTTGCTCAGCAGATGGAGGCAGACGGTTACGTGATGGTTGAGATAAGGCAGGGCGTAGCGACGTTATCTGAGCCAACAAAGGATTTTAGAGCCAAAGTCAAATCGAAAAAAATCATTCATCCGAAAAATGACCTACTGACCTGGGCGATGGGTAATGCAGTGACAAAAGTAGACGCCCAGGAGAATATCATGCTGAACAAATCAAAATCAACGCAGCGGATTGATCCTGCGGCAGCACTCATCAATGCGCACGTACGTGCTTCTCAAATCAATAACGCGGTCGATTTGAACACTTATATCCAGTCAGCTTCATTCTCTTTCTAAGGAGGTATAAGAGTGAAGAAAATACTGACGATCATTATGCTCTTTATGAACGATTTTCTTTTTATTGTCGGAGCTGCTTTCATTCTAGCGACCGCATACCGTTTACACACAAACATCGGTCTGATTCTGACGGGTGTCTTTTTTATGTTTTATGCGATGCTATTAAGCAAGAAAAGGAGGTAATTAATTGTTTTTAGAAGGGCTGTTCTCAAAAAGATCAAATGATTCAGAGCCTTGGAATCTTGCGAATCCTCCTGATTGGATCATTGATATGTTCGGTGGTTCAAAGACAGCCAGCGGCGAGCGTGTAAGTGAATCAACAGCTCTGGTCCATCCCGATGTTTTTTCTTGCGTGAATGTATTATCAGATGATATCGCCAAACTTTCAATGCATACCTTTAAAAAAGAAAATGGAAATATCGTAAGCAGCATGCATCATCCTATTGCTCCTTTACTTTATCTCAAACCGAATCAATACATGACGGCTTTCACTTGGAAAAAACTTATGATGACCCATGCTTGTACGTGGGGCAATGGATATTCCTATTTGAAACCCGATCGAAATGGTTTTATCACTGATCTTCTACCGTTAAATCCTGCAAACACGTGTCCTTATGTGGACCCGAATACAGGCATCTTATGGTATGAAACCGTCATTGATTCAAAAAGAGTGGAACTATACGCGGATGAGGTCTTACATTTCAAGGGGTTGACAGAAGACGGTATAAACGGAAAAAGTCCCATTGGTGTCATACGCGAACAGATCGGGGCTCAGTCTGCTGCCACAAAATTTAACGCGAAATTATATAAGAATGATGCGACACCCAGGGGGATTTTAAAGGTTCCTACTCTTTTAGAAGAAGGCGCCAAGGACCGAGCCAGGAGAGAATGGGACAGGGTGAACGCAGGAAAAAATATTGCGATCATTGATGCCGGGCTTGACTATCAATCAATATCAATGCCTTTACAAGAAGCGCAATTTGTAGAGTCTATGAAATTTAATAAGGCGCAAATCGCATCCATTTTTAAAGTTCCATTGCATAAAATCAATGAGTTGGACAGGGCGACCTTCAGCAATATAGAACACCAATCCATTGAATATGTGAAAAATACGCTTCAGCCGTGGTTGGTATCCTTTGAGCAAGAAATTATTACAAAGTTGTTTACCGATGATGAAATCAAACAAGGTTACTATGTAAAATTCAATGTGAATAGTGAATTGCGCGGCGATGCCAAATCAAGAGCAGAATACTACGAAATTATGGAACGTATCAGCGGGCTAAATATTAATGAAATCCGTGCTTTGGAAGAGAGAAACGCTATTGAAAATGGAGACCGCCACCTTGTTTCACTCAATTACACGTTCCTTGATACACTTGAACAATATCAAATGAATAAGACGAGATCAGCTAAAGGAGGTGAGGACATACATGAGCAAGGAAGTTCGCCACCTGACAACGAAAATTGAGTTGCGTTCTGCTGGTGAAGGTGAAGAAAAAAGGGACTTTATTGAGGGCTACGCCCTAAAATTTGAAAAATGGTCCGAGCGTTTAGGTGGATGGTTTAAAGAAATCATCAGTCGGGATGCATTAGCTTCTGCAGATCTTTCAAACGTAGTGGCGCTTTTTAACCATCGCCAGGATTACCCGTTAGCGAGAAATACCGTTTCTGGTGATGCTGGGAGGCTTGAACTGGAGACAGATGCTATCGGTCTTAAATTCCGTTTTACCCCCACAGATACGACGTACGCTAAGGATTTAATGGAGAATATCAGAAGCGGAGTCATCAATCAGTGTTCCTTCGCATTTTCTTTGAATTATGGCAAGGACGAGCCTGATGAATGGCGCCATAATGATGAAGAAGACATTTATGAACGCCGCATTAATAACATTGAACGCATTTTTGATATTTCACTTGTCACAACTCCCGCCTATAACGACACGGAGGCTGTGATCGGTGAACGTAGCTTAGAAAAAGTCGAGCAGATCAAAGAAATGCGCGCTGCGCCAGTTGAAAAGTTAAAAATGGAGTTAGAACTCTTAGACCTGACGTTGTAGGTCTATTTTTTATGCCCAAATACAAGGAGGAAGTATAAATGCCAGTAGCAATGACAAAAAAAGAACGTGAATTAAGACAGAAATTCACGCAGAAAAAACAAGAGGCAACCAATCTTTTAGAAGAGGGAAAATCTGAAGAAGCCCGCAGCATGCTTGACGAAGCAAAGGAAATGCATAAACAAATTGAAATGATGGCAGAGGGGCGCAGCCTGGAAGTGCCGTCGCTAGGTGAGGAACGAAACTTTGTTCCAGAACTCGATCGTAAGCCTGACGAAAAACCGGAGGAGCGCGATATTTTAACAGCAACCAAAGAATACCGAGAAGCTTGGTTCAAAGTATTGACCGGTCGCAGCCACGATCTTGGTGAAGAAGAAAGAAGCATGATGCAGCGTGTCCTAAAAGAAAATCGCTCTTTGTCTGCTGGAAGTGATAAAGACGGCGGATATACTGTGCCGGATGATATTTCAAAAGAGATATTGAAATCCATCCAGGAGTTAAACTCTGTGCGCAACCTGGTTCGTGTTGTACCAAAAACTGCTCCATCAGGGAGTTATCCAGTCCGAAAAGGTGCAGCAGGAAAACTCTATAATACGGCCGAGAAAGAACAAATCAAAGAACTAAAAAACATGGAATTTGACCAAATCTGGTACAACGTTAAAAAGTTTGCTGGATTTATGCCAATTTCAAGTGAGCTTTTAAACGATTCATTTATCAATTTTGTAAGAGAAATCGTGGACTGGCTTTCTGAGTCTGCGGTTGTCACAGAAAATGAAGAAGTCTTTTATGGAAAAGGCGGGGAGACAAATGTCGAAGGCATCATTACCAGTGAAAAATACAAAACTCTTAAAGCGCCTTCCTTAATCACTATTAAATTTCTGCGTAAGGTTAAAAACCAAATTAAACGTGGATATCGTAAAAATGCAAAGTGGGTTATGAATACTGAAGCTTTTGAAACCTTGGCTAATATTGAAGATAAAAACGGTCGGGGCATTTTAGCAGAAGACCCAAGAAATGAGGACAACTTCTTACTGTTTGGCCGCCCTGTTGAAATCTATGACGAGGTTCTTACAGATGATAAAACACAGAAAACACACATTCTTTTTGGTGATTTCAAACGCGGCTATTTCATGTTTGATCGTCAAAAATTCGAAATCAAATCAACTGACGTGGGTGGAGACGCTTTCCTTACTGATCAAACATACTTCCGAGGTATTGAGCGTTTCGACGGTAAAGTCGTAGATCGGGAAGCAGCCGTCATTGTAACTGATCTTGTTGTTGGCGAAGATGCTCAAGTAGAAACACCGACAGATGATGGAAAAGCAGTAGACGCAGGAAAATAAAAATCAAAATGAGAGGATTGATTTGAAATGGCAAACGATTTTTTGAATAAGAGCAATGGTGTATATACTTCAGCAGAGGAAGGCGCAGACGGCAAGCCCGTCACTCCTGTTTACTTAAAGGGTAACAGTAAAGACAATCCTATATTCATTCAAGGCATGCAGGGACCGAAAGGGGATCAAGGCCCCCAAGGAGAAAAAGGCGCTAAAGGTGAAACTGGTCCGAAAGGGGACAAAGGGGATGCTGCAGTCATTGAAGCTGCCTCTATTAAAAATGAACATTTGGACGATGGATCAGTAAACTCTAGAACTATTGGTAAAGGCAGCGTCAAATGGGACAACATTAATTCTGAAGTGCAGAAAATGATTACAGACTTACAGGAACAAGTACAAGCCTTACAAAAAACTGAATAATGAAAGACAGGTGACGTCAGATGACAGAAGCCGAGAAAATTGAATTAAAGAAAGCGAAAAAATTCCTCCGGGTTGATGGTGACTTGGAGGATGATTTGATTCTAGACTTTATCGCAGCGGCAAAAGAACATATTACATCTGCCACCGGCCTTACATTTCCGAATAACTCAGCACGGGCAGCTTTGTGTGTAAAAGCTTTTGTGACGCATTGGTATGAAAACCGGGAGATTGCCGGCACGACATCCAATTTGGACGGCGTGCTGACTATGATGATCAATCAGTTGAAATATACGGTCCCCGAGGTGAAGCCTAATGCTGAATGATATGCGTTACAGGATTCAGTTTCAGAAAAAGAAGCAGACCGGTCGCCTACCTGTGGATGGAAAGGACAGCTGGGAAACAGTCATTGAATGTTGGGCCAAAGCAGAAGGTTTAAAAGGCCGCGAGTATTATGCAGCGGCAGCCATTCAAAAGGAAAAGACTATTAAATTCACTATCCGCCACCGAGAAGACATTAATGAACATATGCGGATCGTATTTGAAAATAATGTTTACGAAATAGAGTCCATCTTGCCGAATTACTCACGTCGGCATTTTTTGATGGTGAAAGCAAATGTGGTGAGCTGATGAATTTTGAAATTGAATTGCAAGGCTTTAAGGAGCTTGAAGCAACATTTGCTGACTTGGCCCGCAAGGATGAAAAAATCCATAAAGCAGCTGTCAAAGCTGGAGGCGCTGTTTTGGCTGCGGAAATTAATGAAGAGGCACCACGTTCTGACCTTGGCGGCAGTCATCCACACATTGAGGAGGATATCATTGTCGGCAATCGGATAAAACGAGATGAAGATGGGGAAATATATGCGGTTGTTGGTCCAACGAAAGAAACAAAATTCCGTGTTCACTTGCCGGAGTTTGGAACCATTCATCAGCCAGCGAATCCCTTTATTCAACGAAGTATGATGAAGGCTAATGACAAGATACTTGAAGCCATGAGAAAGGCCATAAAGGCGGGATACAAGCTGTGAACCTTATTGAACGATCAGAACAATTAAAAGACAAAGTATTCAAAGCGCTGGAGACGAACCCGGCGCTTTTATTATTGGCTGAAGCCACAAATATTTACGAATCAGCGGTACCAGAAGGAGTACAAAGCAGCCCGCCTTATATTGTGGTTCAGGAATTGGACTACAGACCAACAAGATGGGCAGATGGGAAGCAGATACAAGATAGCGCCGTTTATCAGATTGACGTGTACCACAATGATTCATGTGATCCTATTTTGGTGCCTATTGTGGACGTAATGGAAAGTTTGGACTTTCAGACAGGGTTCCCTATTAATGAATTTTTACAAAAAGAACGTCTTATACGAAAAGGCTATCGGTTCGAGGCGAACATTTTACTATAATTGGAGGTTTTAAGATGCCTGAATACAGTTCGGTTACAGGTTTGAAGAATGTGAAATTTGCTCCTTTAAAAAAGGTTGGTAAATATTTTGTCACTACAGAAATTCTTGACTATGAATTTGCAATCAATATGAAAGTTGATACAGAAACATCCACAGAAAAACAATATGCAGATGACAAACTTGTCGATCTTGCAGTCTCGACCGGTTCAACTAAATTAGATATTGAAATGCGAGACTTGCCAATGGAAATTCTCTCTAAACTACTTGGGATTGAACAAGATGAAAACGGATTGTACTTGTTTAAGAAAAATATCATTCCCCCATGGGTTGCTATGACGTTCCAAGGGCCTAAAGCAAACGGCAAGTCTCGTCATGTTGGCTTAGTAAAAGGGCGATTCTCTTTGCCTGGTGATGAATGGAAAACGAAACAAGATAAAACGGATTTCCAAACGATCAAACTTTCAGCAGAATTTGTAGATAGAGAGCAGGACGATGTGTTTAAAATCGTTGCAGACGAAGATGGAGAAGAGTTTAGTCTGGATCATTTTTATAAGGCCGTTTTTGGCGAGTCCTATAAAAATGAATCAGGGACAGAAGAAAATGCAAGTGCTGATCTAGGAAAATAAGAAAGAGGGAAGCTGAAAAGCTTCTCTTTGTTCATACAAAATCTATTTAACTCAAAGGGAGGAGTCATCATGGCTCAAAAACATATTTCTATAAAACTCTGGTTTGAAGAAGGAGAAAAGTTCAAAACATTCATTGCTCCGCGGACAAATACAAAAACGCTTATTGAGGCGTTGAGGCTAAATGCTGAAGCTGAAAAAACGGCAGAGGATCTTGAAAAGAGTATCAAAACATTAGAGAAACAAATCCAGTTTATCGTGAAAATTTTCCGTGATCAGTTCACTTATGACGAATTCACCGATGGGCTGCAATCATTTGAAGTCACAAAAGAAGTCAGTCGCATTCTCTCAGAGGTGGCCGGATATAAAGAAATTGAGGAAGCGGATCAAGATTTTTTGCCGGAACAGACGGAGAAGAGTACACATACGAAAGAGGCATCCAGCAAATAAACGATATATATGCCACTCTGCTAAAAGAAGGCTGGAAAATGACAGAAATAGATGAAATGGACATCTATCATTACTTAGAAATTCTTGCCGAAGCGAACAAACCGAAAATTAAGACGGTAACAATTGATCAAATCTTTTAGGCAGGCTGCAACCTGTCTTTTTTTGTTGAGTTTATGCCAGGGAAGCGGGGTGGTTACATATGGCGCAACCAATAGGAAATATGGTCGTCAAGGTTGGTATTGATGATACGGGATTTAATCGCGGAGTAGAAGGTCTGAAGCGTCAGATGCGCTTGGCGAATTCAGAAATGAAGGCGGCCGGCAGTATTTATAAGAATACAGGTCAACAGTCAAAGCTTTTACAGTCTCAAATGGAAGGCTTAAACAACAAGTATCAGATCCAAGGAAGATTAGTCCAAGAACATCGAAAACGTTATGAAGAATTGGCACGCGAAAAAGGAAAAGATAGTCGGGAAACACAGATTCAAGCCCGGCGGTTAAATGATTCCATTGCTGTTCACCAGAATTTAGGGAAAGAGTTGCAGCAAGTCACAAAAGAATTTGAAAACACTTCAGACAGCGGCAAACGTGCAGCCGGTGTCTTTTCTGTGTTTAAGAAAGATTCACAGGGCGTTTCGGAAGAATTGAATGCCGTTTATACCTCTGCAACGACTGCTGGAAAGGCATTGACTGCGCTTGGAGCTGCGGGTGTAATAGGCATCGGGGCAAGCGTAAAAGTTGCGGCCGATTTCGAAAAAGCCATGAGCCGTGTGGGAGCATTGGCGAATTCAACAAATGATCAAATGGTTGAATTGACTGATACGGCTCGCCATTTGGGAGCGACAACACAGTTTACAGATGGACAAGTGGCTGAGGGTATGCAGTATTTGGCGATGGCCGGATACAAAACAAATCAAATTATTGGGGCAATGCCTGGTTTACTTGCGACAGCTGCAGCTGGGCAAACGGATCTTGGTGTCACGGCCGATATCGTATCTGATATTTTAACGGAGTTTCATATAAAAGCTGAAGATACGAACCGTGTTGCAGATGTTATGACCTATACGTTTACCAATTCAAACGCAACTCTCCAAGAGATAGGGCAAACAATGAAATACGCGGCACCAGCAGCAAAAACAGCCGGTGTCAGTATGGAAGAGTTGGCGGCGGCAACCGGCATCATGGCTAACAGTGGTATTAAGGCTGATATGGCTGGAACGGCACTCAGATCGACGTTAACTCGATTGGCAGCACCACCAAAACCAGCGGCGTCAGCTATTGAAGAATTAGGGCTGAAAGTGACAGACTCAACCGGAAAAATGCGTCCGTTAGCTGACATCATGGGGCAGATCACCGAAAAAACGAAAAATTACACTGAAACAGAAAAAATCCGGATTGCTAAACAACTTGCCGGACAGCATGCTCTTTCTGGCTTTATCACCTTAATGCATGCCGGAAAAGATAAGCTTCAAGACTTTACAAAGGAATTAGAGAACAGCGGAGGAACAGCCGAAAAAATTGCTGACAAGCAAATGGACAACTTGGCTGGATCAATGGAGTATCTCAAATCTGCGGTGAACAACGCTGTGATCACCTTGGGGAATCAGTTTATTCCTGTGATTCGTGCCACAACTGACGGCTTAACAAAAATCGTTACATGGTTTGATGCATTGCCTTCTTCTGTCGCGAGCACGATAGCAATTACTGGCGCAGCAGTGACAGTGTTTTCACTTTTGGGCGGTGCGTTCTTACTAACATTAGGTGCGCTCCCAAAGATAGCTGCAGGTTGGAATATGCTCCGAACAGCCGGGTCTTATTTGACCGGTAATATAAACCGGGCATCCACAAGCCTTGGTGTTTATTCAGCTGAAGCAATAGCAGCGGGCACAGCCTCACGAACAGCGGCGGTAGGGATGAATACAACGTCAACCGCCGCAGCTGTAGCATCCACAAGAATGGACCGGTTCCACCAAACTACTGCCGTGGCAACCACTAGAACCGGGAGACTGGAACAGTCCACAAGCCGAAGCACGAGGGCTATGCGTGGGCTGGGGGGAGCTTCACGAACAGCCGGCCTGGGGTTAAGTCTATTTGGCGGCCCTGTTGGGATGATTGCAGGCCTGATCCTTTCTTTTGCTCCCGAATTGTTAAAGTTCAGCGCCGGAATAATCAAAACTGGATTAAGCGCCGTAAAAGGGGCTGGCGGATTTATGCAGCTTGCCAAAAGCGGTTTCGGTTTGTTTAACATCCTCAAAAAAGGCGCGGGGGTTGTTGGCCTTTTACGCAGCGGGCTGAGCTTGCTAGGCGGTCCTGTGGGAATTGCGATTACAGGCGTTACGCTTCTTGCTGAAGCAGGCTTCAAGTATTACGACAATTTAAAAAAGAGAGTGTTGCCGGCAACCATTGATTTTGGTGATAAGGTATCCGAATCAACATCAAAAGCCGTTAACGCTTATGAAGACCTGAACACAAAAGTTGGGGCGCAATTGAATTACTACTATTTGACGAACAAAAAAATCACGAAAAAAATAGCTGAGAACATGTCCAGCCAGTATGAAAAAATGGGCAAAACCTTGCAGGATGGTTATCAAAAAAGTACCGACAAATCTTTAAAAGTGCTGAGTGATTTTTATGCTTCAAATAAAGATATGTCAGAAGAAGAGAAAACAGCAACTCTTAAAAATATTAAGGACAGCAATGCTAAAAAGCATAAGGAGATATCCGGGTACACCAAGCGTATTAAGAAAATATGGGAGAATGCGGCCAAAGAACACCGGGATATCACGGAAGGCGAACGGAAAGAGATTGAAGAGATTACCAGAAAGATGAATAAAAATGTCGAAACAGCTCTTTCCAAAAGCAAAGAAGAACAAACCATCATCGCTGGTAAATTAAAAGACAATAAGACTGAGCTTTCCGCAAAAGAGGCAGCTGCCACGGTCAAAAACAGCAAAAACGCAAAAGATAAGGTTGTCAAAAACGCAGAAAAACAATATAAAGATGTCGTCAAAAATGCTGATCTTGAGTTTTACGTCAAAAAATCTATCACCAAAAAGCAGCATGATGATACTGTTAGCTCTGCGGAGAGCCAGAAAGATCAGGTTGTCAAGGAGGCTGAAAAAACTCATAAAGGTGTGGTGAGTGAAGCGAAGCTGCAGGCTGCTGGCCATGTTAAAGAAGTTGATTGGGAAACAGGTGAAGTCCTTGGGAAATGGGATACCTTTGTCGTTGATCTGGCAGGAGTTGTTAATAAAATTACTGGCGGGATTAACACCGTTCTTAAATTCATGCACGTGTCAACGATTCCGGAATGGAAACCTAAAGGCTACAATGGTAATTCTGAGATGCAGGTGGCGCCTGGTCTTGCTTATGCAAAAGGAACAGACTTTCACCCTGGCGGTAAAGCGTTAGTTGGTGAAGAAGGCTGGGAATACGCTCATACGCCAGGAATCGGAACGTACGTTGTCGGAATGGGCGGTCCGCAAATATGGGACTTACCACGCGGCACATCCGTTCTTCCACATGCTCAGTCAATAGATTTAGCATCAGGGGGGCTTCCGGGGTATGCCGGAGGAGTCGGCAATTTCTTTAAGAATGCAATCGACGGATCTAAAAAGCTGGTCAAAGGGGCCATGTCTGCCGGAAAAGGCGTTGTGAGTAAAACAAAGGACGTCGCATCGGGTGTAATGGAAATGATCATGAAGGGTCCGGAAAAGATGATTAAGAGCCTGTTCAGCGGTTTGCTTCCGTATAAATCCGGAAAAGGCATTGACTCATTAGGAACCGGAATTCTTCAAACTTTAAAGGATGGAGCCGGCCAGTTCTTAAAAGGGATTCTCCCGAGTGCAGGGACTTTTTCGGCATCAGCTTATAAAGGGGCGACGGGATCTGCGGAAGTTCAAAAATGGGTTGCTGAAGCTGTTGGTATTGCAGGCGTTCCATTTTCATGGGTTCCCGGATTGATCACCATTGCTATGAAGGAATCAGGTGGCAACCCAAACGCCATTAACCTGACAGACTCTAATGCAAAAGCCGGTCATCCTTCACAGGGACTCATGCAGACCATCCCGAGCACATTTTCGGCGCATGCTTTTCCAGGTCACAATAATATGTTGAATCCTGTGGACAGTGTGTTGGCAGCCATTAATTATATTAAAGGGCGATACGGAGACATTGCCAATCACCCTGGCTTGAAATCTATGGCGCGCGGCGGCCCGTATGTTGGTTATGCAAAAGGGGGAACGTCACCAGGGCGCGGCGGTTCTAAATGGGCGATCTTAAATGAACGCGGATATGATGAAACAACAATCACGCAAGATCCGTCTTACCGGGAACGTAACATTGGATTGTGGGCGCGTGTCGGCCGTGAACTTGGCGTCCTTCCATCCATGCAAGAGGGGATGATTTCAAAGGCTCTTGTTCTTCTTCAAAAGGCATCGGCGGCTAAGACGGAAACTGTATCACGAGGAAACGTTAGTGTCGATATGAGCCGAGTGGTTGAGAATCAAGAACGGCAAATCAGCATGATGGGCCAGCAAATTGATGCCCTACAGCAAAACCTTCAGCTGTTACAGCAACTTGTCCTGAAAGATAACAGCACCTATATAGACGGGACGAAAGTGGATCAATCAAGCGCGGACCGGTATAACAGAAAACGATACAGAAATGGGGGTAAGCCTGCATGGTAAAACTGTTTATAGATTTCAATAATGGACTAGGGGAGCAAAGCCTTGACAGCTTACTCCCTCAATTTGAAGTATTAAGCTTTTTGCCGGAAGCTCCAATTATTAATCGGGTAACAACCACGATCTCTCGGCGGCACGGTCTGATTTTGCCGCAGCATCCACGCGATGTGACTTACGCGGAAAGAAAAATAGATGTTGAGATTTATTTGAATGCACTCACGCATGAGAACTTTTATATGTATCGGCATCAGCTATATGCCCTATTGGTTAAGCCGTTTCCTTATTACATTTCTTCTGATCTTTGGCCAAATCGCCGTTTTCTTGTTACTTGTGACGGGAATTTCAGCATTCCTAAAGAGAAGGAAAAAACCTACAATAATTTTTCTGTAGAGTTTACCAATATCACTGGGATGGGGGAATCAAAACATTCTTCTAAAACGGCCCAAAATCTACACGGAGAGAACTGGAGCCACGGAATGAACTTGCAGTCTACTGATGAGGCGGAATATTATTTTAAGAATCGTAAGCGATTTTCCGTTTTTAACAGCGGGGATGTGCAGATCAATCCCCTCGATCATGATTACAATGTTTTGCTGAATGCGACAGGTAAAAATGTAACATTAATCAACCATACAAATGGCGAGAAATTAACCATTGAGAAGGAAATAAAAAAATCACAGCAAGTGTCTTTTCTCAAGCAATACACGATCATCAACAATACACCAATTAAAACGTCTGGCCGGCTGCCGAGTCTTGAAATCGGATGGAACGAGTTTGAGATACAAAATTCAAACGACTTTATCATCCAATTTGATACTCGGTTTTATTATTTGTAAGAGGGTGGTTGTATGAGCAATCAAAACTTTATCAAACAAATCGCGCCGGCTGCCCAATCTGTATACCGTAAACATCGTATTCTAGCGAGTTTAATTATTGCCCAAGGCTGTTTAGAAAGTGCTTATGGAACTAGCGGTCTTGCTACTAAAGGTAAAAACCTTTTTGGTATGAAAGGTGAATACAACGGTCAATATGTCATCATGAAGACATGGGAAGTTATAAACGGTGAAAATAAACAAGTTGATGCCAAATTTAGAAAGTATCCATCCTGGAGTGAATCTATTCAGGATCTTGCTAATTTATATCTGAATGGTGTCAGCTGGGACAAGGATCATTATAAGGCTGTCGTCGGGGAAACAGATTATAAAAAGGCTACTGCAACGCTAGTTAAAGTTGGCTACGCCACGGACCCGTCATATGCAACAAAATTGAACAGCCTCATCGAAACCTATAGTCTTACAACATACGATACGTCAGATGGCGGGGATGTTGATCCGAGTATTCCAGATCCAGATCCAGTGCCCGATATTCCAAGTAAAGAATATGACGGCAAAGATATCACGTTAAATCAAAATCTGCCGAAAGATGTTTACTTTCCTCAGCTGCACGTCTCAACTCAAGATGACAGTCAGGTTGTGGAAGTTATCGGGGCTGATCCGGACTTGTTGGATGACACCACAGGGAAAAAGGATATTGAGTTTACAATCACCCGGACTAAGGATAATGGAATTGAATATGATCTGCTTGTAAATGACAATATTCTTTATCTGGATGAAAGAAAATTTAATCATCAAAAATATTTCATTACAGATACAGAGATCAACCAGGAAAAAACACTCTCTAAAAAGATAACTGCAAGCCATGTTTTTGTGGCTGTATTGAACAATCATTATATAGAAGATACCATCAGCGGCACACTGTCCGTCAGAAAGATGCTTGATTTTGCACTAAAAGGAACAAAACTCACCTATATTTTTAAGGATAAAGAAAGTGAGTTTCCAAGCGTTGAGCAGGAGAATTTTGGCGACAAATTCGGTAATGAACTGATGAATGAGATTGTGGAAGACTATGGCTTGGAGTTGGATGTCGATAATTACAAAATCTATGTTTATAAGAAAATGGGTAAGCGGGTGAACCATACGCTTGATACTCGTTACAATATGCCTGGCATTACAATCAAAACCTCCACACAGGGATGTTCAACAAGGGCCCGTGGTTTTGGGGCGATTAAAGAAAACAGCAGCACTGACAGCAAAAAAACGGAGTATGTCTTTGAACCCATTTTATATAAGCATCCTGACGAGGATAAATTCTTATTGGATGGTATGCCGCGGTGGGCTGAACCATTACGCGATGAACGATATAAAAAAGAGTCTAGTATGTTGGCAGCACTGAAAAAATACGTGAATCCTTATCCAAAGATGGAAATTGAAGTGGATTATGAAAACATCTATGAACCGAAGCTTTTGAATATACAAGAGGATTTTTGGAAGGGTGATACGCTTCATGTGTTGGCCGATACATCATATGGGGTCACCTATGAAGATGATGTGAGGGTTCTGTCTATCCAATACAAGCCTCTAAATCCTTACGCTAAACCGACTTTAACGTTGGCTAATTTCAGAAAGGATATTCAAGATATTCGGATGGAACAAGATAAGAGATTGAAAGATCAAAAGCGATACATGCAAAAGCTCAGAATGATGATTTAAGGCGCTCTTTTCGAGAGTGCTTTTTATTTTGCTGTGAAAGGAGTGACATCATGGTACAGCTTATAAAAGACTATGATACAACGCGCAATGCGAGATATGTTTCCCAATTAAGAGACGACATTCAGAACATCGAAAATGTCTTGAATCAAATTGATTACGACATGAAAAAACACTATACTGGCGCCTCTGTTCATGATGCTTCACAAATCAATTATCAGGGTTTTACCGTGGAGAACAGGCTGAAAAATCTATTTTCTCGTTTCACTAACCTTGTGACTAATCATGATGGAACAGATGTAAAAGAGGTTGCGGACGCACGCGTTACAACTGACGGCGAGATTGCAGCCACGCTTAAGGATCGGCTTGATTTAGAGTTTAACAAGATGGAAAGAAGATTTAAACGGGTTGTTAATGTAGACGACTATGGAGCCGATCCAACAGGAAAAACCGATAGCACCGAGGCTTTCAAGAAAGCATTTGGAAACGGTAAGGTTATGGTTGTTATGTCAGCTGGTATGTATGTAGTTAAAGGCTTGAAAATCCCTTCATGGGTTCGTCTGGTCGGCCAAGGTATCGGCGTCACATTTTTAGTTTTGAATGATGAGACACCGGCCTCGGAATGGGTAATCACAAATTCGGATTACGAAAAGGGAAACAGAAACATCCATATAGAAGGTTTTTCAGCCAATTGGAATCCTGAGAGACAGGGCGGCGTCAGGGCAGCCGGCGGGCAACACTCCAGCTGCGTGGCGTTTGCTAAAACACAGTTCATATGGATAAAAAATATTGAATGCATTAACCCCGGTCTTCATGGAATTGATATTTCAGCACCAACCTATGACCACCTCCCAGATACAGATTACACGAAAGACGGGTGCAAATATGTCTGGATTGATGGATGTGTTACATCAGGATATGGAGACGATGGGATCACTACTCATTACAGTGAGTATGTTTTTATATCAAACTGCCATTGTACAAATCCCCGTGGAACAGCACATGCTGCTGGACAGGCCAATTCAAATGGAATTGAAATTGATGACGGCTCGAAGCGTGTATGGCTAATTAACAATTACACAGAGGGGAATATACGCGGCGTTGAAGTTAAAGCTCATGCAGAATGGCCAGCATCTCAAAACGTTCATATACTTGGCCACGTTTCTTACCACGATGTACGATCTTATGACTTGCGACATATCGGACACCATAGGGCTGGTGATCCTCAAAGCACCACGGCTTATGATGTAACGCTGACGGATTGCACAGCGATAGAACCGATATTTAATGAGTTGTATGAGGGAGTTACACCGCGTGTGTTAGCGGTATCTGCTTATAAAAATGTTCAGATCGTTAATTTTACTGGGATAGGAAACCCGTCATATGACTACAAAGGAAACCCAATGGCTGTTTTCCAGTTCCGCAGCAGAAATATCACTGTGAACGGAATCAAAATGCGAGGATTTAAAAAAGCTTCACATGATATTCGAGTGTTTGGGGGATCTCAAAAATCTGACTATGTGAAAATCTCTAACTTTGACATTTTAGATTCTGCCCCGGTAGGCATCGGCTTAGGTGGCGGTGTGTATCATGTCAATTTGATCAATGGGACATTAATCGGTAAAAACGGATCTGTCGGTATCGAATCACCTAACAACCAGACCACCATTGCAGGTGTGGAGGCGGCCGGCTATTCGGTAGCTGCGAGATTAAGAAAAAGAGATTATGGTATGGTCCCAACAAAAGTAAAAGGTGGATTCATTGGCGGAAGCACCTCCGGTTCGGCTCTTCATGAAGCGAGTGGAATATTCGGATCGACTGGGGATAGTGTGACAAAGGGACCGGCCAACGTTATCCTTGGCGGACGTGGCGGATCAACCACGGAAGGCTCCCGACAAGCACTCATCGCCGTTAATAACTCACATACAAAAGGAGAAGGGAATTCCCGTGTCGGTTTGGCATCGCATAACATCACACTGAAGAAAAGCTATACGGTAGCCGGTGGATTCGACGTTATTAGGTGGCAGCTTGAATCTATTTCCGGGGATGGTAAGTTCGCAGGTACCGTTACAGGTGGGTCCACATTCGCCGATTATGGCGAATATTTCGAGTCTGAAAACGGGCAGGCCATTCCGACTGGCACGCTTGTTACCTTACGTGGCGATAAAATTGCAGCAGCGCAAGAAGGGGACAGTATCATAGGAGCCATTTCAGAGACGGCCGCGGTGTTGCTCGGGGAATCAACTTTTCACTGGCAGGGTCGTTATCTGCGTAATGAGTTTGGTGGCTTGATTTATGAGGAAGTCAATAAGCCTTACACGGATGAAAATGGGAAAAAACGAATTGAGGTTCGTAAGCACCCGAAAGAAAACCCTCATTATGATCCGCAGCTTGAAGAAGAGTATTTGTCCAGAGCGGATCGTCCTGAATGGAACATAGTTGGCTTGGTCGGCCAGGTCCACGTAAGGGTAGACACTACCGTTAGTCCTGGATGCAGACTTAAAGCAGTTAATGGTATCGGAACCAAAGCAGACAGTGACGGCTATGGCACTGTGATGAGCATTACAAAGGTGTACACCAAAGAAGAGGGGTACGGGGTAGCAAAGGTCCTAGTATTTCCACAGAATTAAGGAGGGTAATAAATGGTCTATAAAAATGGCGGTGTATCATTTGATATAAACGCCCAAAGGGCCGCAGGCAGATCTACAAACATTCAATTTATGACGCAAGACACGGGCAGTGCGAAGCTGTCCTTCTCTTTCACAAAAGACGGTACGCCTTTGCCCTTATCTGCAGTAGATGCAAAGATCGTTTTACTGTATGCGGACGGCTCCTTTTATAAAAAGAGTCTCACGCTGACGGATAAAGTCAACGGCACGGCCGAGTATGTTCTATCTGATGAAGAACTGAAGCATTACGGGCAGGTAAAAGCCGAACTCAAGTTGTATTACACGAACGGACAGGCGCTTGCTACAACATTTTTCAACTTTGCAATTGCAAAAACGTTGGAAGATCAAAACATTGTTCCCGTCGCAGATTATTACATTGATGATTTTGAAACCTTACGTGCCGGTGTCAATGCCACGGTCGTAGAAATCAGTCAAACGATCGAAGAACTGCGGGCAAAGTTTGCCGATCTCGAAGCTATTGAGACGAAAGAGGGGGCGCAGGAGAAGGCGGATGTAGCAGAGGCAAATGCTAGGAACCATACTGACGCCCATACGACCGATAAGAATAACCCACACGGCGTAACAAAGGTACAAGTCGGTCTTAGTAATGTGGATAATGTGAAACAAGCCTCAAAAAAGGAGTTTGAGTCCCATAACTCTAATCATGATATTCACATAACAACTGAAGAAAGAGCTGCTTGGAATGCAAAAGAAACACCAGAAGGATCACAAGAGAAAGTTGACGCCCATGCTACAAAAGCAGACATTCATGTCACTCAATCTAATAAAGATAAATGGAATGCTGGACAGTTAACAAAATTGACTACTGATTCAGGATATACAATAAATGTTAATGCTCCCAACAGGATAAGTTTAAGTGGTTTTTATGGTGTGGCTAACTCATCAGATATGCCAGACACAAAATATTATAAGCTGATTCACCTTTCGTCATCTGAGGGTACAGCTACTCAGATAGCCATTGCAAATGGAGACGGAACGATTTATTCAAGAGTGAAAGTATCTGACGTTTGGACTTCTTGGCAGCCTTATGAAACAACTACAGGAGTCCAAGGCAAAGTAGGCAAGACTCTGAATGATGCAAAAAGTTATACTAATAATCTCGAAAAAAGGCTAACTGATTTAACTTGGTTTTCCCCAATATTGCAAAACAGCTGGGTGAATTATACAGATGTTAACGCAAGTGACCAAACGAAATTTAAAGTCCGTTATGCCAAGGATGTAACAGGGACAGTTTTTGTTGAGGGTGCGATTGCTAAAGGGACTATCGGCTTTGGAATACCAGCATTTGTGTTGCCAGTAGGCTATAGACCATCTCGGGCATTTCAGTGGGTTGGTGTTGCATCTCAAGCGGGTATGTCCGGTGTTCCGCAGTACCACAGATTAATTGTTGAGATAGATGGCAAAGTAATAATTGAAAACTGTTCAAATACGATTAATCCGAATAATTATATTAGTTTGGGATTTAACTTTAAAGCTGTTTAGGGGGCCTCATTGGTGATACAAGTATACAAGTTTAACGATGATTTTATTTTTGAAACTCCGATAATAGTTAACTATGTAGAAGAAAATGGAGAGTTCATTCTCCCAAATAACTGCACTAAAATTGCTCCTTCTGATGGTCTCTACAAACCTAAATTCTCACCAGAGCAAGAAGAATGGTTTGAGTCTGCAACAAAAGAATATATTGAAGATTTGCGGCAGGAGAAAGAACCGTCTGATTTAGAATTGTTGAAAGAACAAAATGCTCTTTTAATTTCACAGTTAGCACAGACACAAGCGATGGCAAAAGATCAGGCACAAATGTATGCTGATTTGCTTTTTTCACTCACACAAAAGGGGGTTATTTAATTGGAGTGGTTTAAAAGCATTCGAACCTGTTACAAGTGGGGCTGTTATACAAAGGAAGATGTACATGCTTTTGTTGAATACAACAAAATTACAGAGGATCAATACCAAGAAATTGTTAAAGAAGAAAAAACTGTTGTTGTAAGTAATAAAGTATGATAGTTTAATTTTATGAAAAATGCTATCTATTTACTTTTAATCTGTCTAATATTTGTTATGAGTGGGTGTTCAGTATCTGAGACCTCTGCTGTCAAAGGTTCAGGAAAGTCTGCACCCAAAGCTAGTAACTATCACCCGTTAATGATTGCACACAGGGGAGCTTCAGAATTAGAGCCAGAGCATACGTTATTATCCTATAAACGAGCAATTAATGATAAAGCGGATTTTATTGAAATTGATTTGAGACAAACTAAAGACGGCGAATTAGTCGCAATACATGATAAGGATGTTGAAAGAACAACAAACGGAAAAGGAAAAGTGCAGGAACTGACTTTGTCTCAGTTGAAAAAATTCAATGTTGGTAAAGATCAAAAAATAATGACAATCGAAGAGATTATAAAAGAATTTGGCCTCTGGACCAATTATTACATTGAAACCAGAGAAGATAATAACGGCAATTTAGTAATGGAACAGAAACTTATTGATATACTGAATAAATACAATCTAATTGCCGAACACAAAGTAGTGTTACAATCATTCAGTGAAAAGAGTTTAAAGAAGATACATTCTATTAATAAAGAGATACCACTGGTACGTTTACTTGGTGATGAAGAAGTGAAGGATTTAAATAGTGATAAGCTAAAGCAGATAAAAAGTTATGCTTATGCAGTAGGCCCCAATGCCAAATTAGTTGATAAATCCACTGTTGAAAAAGTTCATGCTGCCAATTTAAAGATTCATGTATTTTTTGATGCGGAGAATGAGAAAAAACTAACAATGAAAATGATTAATTTAAGGGTAGATGGATTTTTTTCCAATAATCCTGCTTATACTGAGAAACTAATAAACTCGTCAAATTGACGGGTTTTTTATTTTGCCTCTAAGGAAGTGTTCAAAAGAAATGGAGGAAACGACTGTGTTTATTAATTTTGAAACATTAGATTTAGCGAGGACTTATCTGTTTGGAGGTGTGAAATACCTAGATTTATTACTGCTCCTCAGCATTATCGACGTTATAACAGGTGTAATCAAGGCATGGAAATTCAAAAAACTACGAAGCCGGAGCGCTTGGTTTGGGTACGTGCGGAAAATGCTCAGTTTTCTAGTGGTCATTGTGGCAAATATAGTCGATACAATTCTCAATTTGAACGGTGTTCTCACATTCGGAACCGTTCTTTTTTATATTGCAAATGAAGGGCTTTCTATTACGGAGAACCTGGCACAGATCGGCGTTAAGGTTCCGGCTGCCATTACAGACCGACTTCATGTTATTGAAGATGATAACGAGAAAACAACCAAAAAAAATGAACAAGCTGCTGAATAATCAAGCGGCTCTTTTTTAATTCAAAAACAGAATAGGAGCGATTTTTTATGACAATTGCAGTGAAAAAGAACCTTGTATCAGAATCAAAATACGCTTTGAAATGCCCTAATCACATGAACGCTGAATACATTACCATCCACAACACGTACAATGATGCATGTGCTGCTAACGAGGTTAGCTACATGATCGGAAACACCAGTTCAACTAGTTTTCATTTTGCCGTTGATGACAAAGAGGTAAGGCAGGGTATCCCTACAAATCGTAACGCATGGCACACAGGAGACGGCACAAACGGCCCTGGTAACCGTAAGTCTATTGGCGTTGAAATCTGCTATAGCAAGTCAGGAGGCGCACAATACAAGGCGGCAGAGGAAAGAGCCATCAAGTTTGTGGCGCAGTTACTAAAAGAACGAGGCTGGGGCATTGATCGTGTTCGGAAGCATCAGGACTGGAACGGGAAATATTGTCCGCACCGTATCCTGTCAGAAGGTAGATGGGATGAGGTAAAAGCGGCTATTGCCAATGAATTAAGCAAAATCGGCGGTAAGAGCTCAAGTTCTTCAGGAGCTTCATCAGAACCCGGATCAACTTACACAGTCAAAAAAGGAGATACTCTTTCCGGAATTGCAAAGGCTCAAGGGGTAAGCATGGCAAACCTGCAGAGTTGGAACGGCATAAAGGACCCGAATAAGATCAAAGTTGGTCAGAAATTAAAACTAAAAAGCAACGGCGGATCTTCGGGTTCATCAACGAGCAGTAAAAAGTCATCATATACGCTGCCCTCAGGTATCTATAAAGTGAAAAGTCCATTGATGAAAGGAGCGGCTGTCAAACAGATTCAGAAAGCGTTGGCGGCTCTTTATTTCTATCCGGACAAAGGGGCGAAGAATAACGGCATTGACGGTGTGTATGGTCCGAAAACAGCAAACGCAGTAAAACGGTTCCAGATGATGCATGGGCTTTCTGCAGACGGTATTTACGGACCTAAAACCAAAGCGAAAATTGAAAGGCTATTGAAGTAAATAAATAATCCCCTTGAGTAATCTCAAGGGGATACTTGTGTTTATTTCAGAAAAAGAGAAGGGGTATTTTAGAGGTCAATTTTTATTTCTTTTCCGTAAACAATAGCGTCGTCTTTGTTGTTGTCACTTTTCAAAACATTTTCACCCTTTAATCTAATGCTCTTTTCACTTTTATCAACAGGAACCCAAACCATATTATAGTCCATCTTTGACTTTGCCATCATTTTGATTGAAGATGGGTTAGGAATCCCCATATTTAAATTAAAATCTAAATCTACTTGCTGACCATCACTAATTACAGCTGTTCGAAAGCCTCTCCAAGATATTTCATCCTTCCCAGTGTTTTCAGTTTTATAAAAAATTTGAGCATATGTAAATCCTTTTGGATCACCGCCAAAATTATCTTTTAACTTTGCTTTAAAAGCATCAGAAAAATTTGTGATAGTAATCACCTTTGAATTAAGAAAATCTAACTTTAGATCGCCGATGATTAGTTTTTTATTACTAATATCTTTCATTGCATTTAATGTGACTGTCCCGGTATCAGGGTCATATAAGCTATCACCAACATTATCTAATGTTTTTTTGCTGCTCTCTACTTGATTGCTGTTGTTGGGATTATTGCTATTATTTTTACTCTCTGCGACGGTTGTATCTTTTTCTTGCTCTTTAGAATTTGCATTTGTCGAATTACTTCCACATGCTGAAAGAGCAAAGCATAAAAGAAGAATAAATATTAAAAATCCAAGCTTTTTCATATAAGAAAGTCCCCTCTTTATTTTATAATGAACCATTTACATTTTAAAACAAATGAGTATAATTTTCTATCTATCGTGGCATAGGCGGGACAACAACATTGAAGGACCGAAAACAAAAGCGACCTTGAAGCATTATTGAAGTGACAAAAAGACCCTTCCCAGCAAAGAGAAGGGTCTTTTTCTTACATTTCTTCTTTTTCTTTGGCGCATTTCTCGCAAAAACCATTTGTCTATAGTTCTGCTGGTTCTCCGCAGTTGCCGCATTTTGTTTGTACAGTCACAACAATTCCCCCTTTCATTCCATTGAGAAAATTATAGCAATATGGTGAAAAAATACTAGTTTTTTCGTAATATCTATTGACTGTTGTAAATAGATATTATATAATTAAAGTATAGAAAGGAGGTGCTAAAGTGGACGACGTAAGAAACATAGTTCTTATCATCGCGGCAGTCGTGACCATTGTCAAAAATATCTACGATATATGGCAAAAGGAAAGCGAAAAGCGAGAGAAGAACAAAAAAAAGCGCTCCCGCCGGGTAAGCAAGAAGCGCTGAGACATAGTGAGAGACAAGGGGATTGCTCCCCTTGCTCTTACCACATTATATCACGTCCACGAGCATATGAAAAAATATTTTAAGCAGTACAGTACATTAGATATGACCACTTTGTTAATCATAATAGCGGGAATTGTTGCTATTGATTTCGAAAACGCCGGGACTCTCGGTAAGATCACAGGCATCATTTTATACCTGGCTGTGATCTTCACGTTATTAAAAGGATTCATTATGATATGGAGAGAGAAAAGCCATGAAAGAAAGCGAAAAAATTAAGTTTATCCAGGAAGAAGTTTTGACGGCAGCAGAAGCGGGTGAGCTGCTTGGAATCACCCGGCAGCGTTTAAGCACTCTGGTGACCTCCGGAAAGCTCAAGCCAGTTAAAAAGGTTGGGACAGTTGCATTGTTTTTGCTTGGACATGTACAAACCCTGAAAAAAGAATTGGAAGCCGGCCGGAAGAAGTACCGGCCGTATGATGAATGAAGCCCTTCTCGAGATGAGGAGGGTTTTTATTTGTCCTACGTTTCCCACTTAACTAAAAAAACTTTGCTCCAATAAGGGAACTGAGATATATTTGTGGAATAATTTAAGAAAATTCCGACTAAAATGGTATTAAACAATTTAAAAAAATTTCGTGTGCTCAATGCATGATTTATAAGGTTTCCGTAAGGGTATGTACAAAATAGAACAAACTTTTCTCTTGTAAACTGAGAGTTGCTGTAGTATATTAAGGCAAGATAAACAAAATTTTTCCACTTGTTTTCTTATGCAATATTCGATATAATATATGGTTATTTGTCTGGAGGTGCTTATTATGAATATAAGAGAATGGTTCGAATTGGAGCCAATGTACGCAGAAACCAAAGTTAATGAATCTGTTGACAGAATGTTAATTTTGTGCCGTGATGCTCTAAGCGAATATTTTTCTATTAGCGATTCTAAAGATATCAATGAACTTATTCAAAAAGCATATGAAAGTAGGGATAAGTCCTTGGATGAACCATTTTTAGAATGGTTATTAGAAAAAGGTCTGCCTCGACTTCATAATATTGACTTCAGCAATTTACCTGATAATGAAAAATTAATTGCGATGATTGAAATTGATGAGTTTGTATTAGAAAACGAGATGGATTTTTCAGATCCAGAAGAAGTTAGAGCGTGTATTATTTCGTTCGTGAACAGTTTGCCGGAATATATATCTTCTTGTAGTGAGATTGCAGCTTCTATAGAAGATGATATAGAAACTACACATTCAATTGAGATTGCAATTGAAGAAAATGCTTACGAAATAATTGATGATTATATAATTGGCGAACTTGTATCAGGAACGTTAGACTGGGGATCTGCTGAGCAGGTCCCTTTTTATATGGAGGAATTTACATATGGAAACTTTTGAATACTACAAGTTAATAAAAACAGCGGTTCAATTAAGAGAAGTGAAATTACATTCAATAAATTGTTCGCTTTTGGATGCTAGTTCAAAAAATAGAAATCTCTCTCTTGAACTGAACAGGCACGTTGAAGTCATATCAGATAGAGAAGCGCATATAAAATTACATGCGAAAGTACATTTTAAAGAAGATGGTCCTTTTTTAATCGATATAGTCTATTTAGGAAAAACTGAATTGTTAGACGAAAATATAGATAAACAGGATTTTGAAGAATATAATTTGCACTCTGTTGTCCCTTTATTACTTCCGTATGCCAGAGAATGTGTATCAAGCCTATTATCAAGAATGGGTTTCCCCGTTTACACAATTCCAACAATGGACATACTTGAATCGTTAAACGAAAACATGGAAAAGTCGGAGTAACTATGAGTATTACCTTTGTTAGAAAAGATAAAATTGATAGTTTTGTGCCAACCGCCATACAAATTGCAAATCATTTTTCTGTAAAAAGAGAATCATGTTTATCTTTAATCAAAGTTATTCGAACTAAATGGAGTATAGATAACATCCCAAAACTATTAATGCTGTTTAAAAAAAAATTTTCTGTGTTTGATGATGGACAAACACTTATTGAAATATTAGAAAAGGCGGTTTCAAAGTGTAACGACAACTACGATTTAAATAAACTTAGAGGCACATTAACAGAAGGATTATTGCTAGGGAGATACAGCCAATCAATAATGAATGCCGAAACTTTTGGTTGGGGGGCACAAGTCATTATTATGGATAAGGATGGATATCCTAATGAATTAAAATATCATTGTCCTCTTCATAATGATGAAAATAATCCTGAGTGTTTTAGTAGAACAACGGTAGATCTTGGTTTTTGGAATGGGGAACATGGGGAATTTTTTGAGTGTAAAGTAAGACCAGATAATATTAAATGTCCAGAAATGAGTTTTATGAAATATTTAAATGGAGAGTTGACACAAAGTAATATAAAACATAATTTGTATTTCGTCACTACTGATACTTTAGATAGCATGAGAATGAAAGTGAAAAAAGATCACCCTAACGAAAAATTTTTTAAAATTATTAGTTTACAAGAAACAAGTGCGTAGAGCCCACCAACTGGTGAGCTTTTTTTAATTATCTTAATTTATTATCCATTTTTTCTGTTGCTTATCCCATTTCAATTCACCTTTCATCAAAAGGCTTTTCACAGCTGCACGAATATCTGTTTCGCTCTTTCCTGTTTTTCTTTTCAAATCGTTCAAAGTTGAATTCTTCCCATACAGACGCATGTTCACTATGATCTGATATACTTTCCGTTCAAAATCAGTCATTTGATCATCTCCCAAAATTGATGCCGTTTTTGATGCCGAAACCCATATAAAATGATACAACACAGTACATATGTTCGTAAATCAATCTTGGTGAAATGAAACCCAAAAAGATGGTATATCAGGTGGAAAAACGGCATAAATAGGGGCAATGCATGGGCGGCATGATGTAATAAGGGTTTTAAAACCTTGTTATATCAACGTCTAAAATGATAATATGCTTTTCTTGTCCTCGGATTTGTCCTCGTTTTCTAAAAAACAAGGCAAACCATGCAAGAATAGCTAACTATAGGAGAAGGTCTTTCATCAGTTTGCTAAACTGTTGGGAGGCCTTTTCTTCCATATTGGAGGTCATATGGGCGTATATGTTCATTGTGGTATTGATATCCGTATGACCTAACCGCTGCTGGATTTCTTTAAGTCCCACCCCAGCTTCAATTAATAAAGAAGTGTGAGTATGTCTGAAGGAATGGGGGGTGATATTTTTTTCTATCCCTGATTTATTCAGCAACCGTTTAAGCCTAGTTTCAATTACTTTTCTTAATTGCGGATGTCCATCATCCCGGGCGAATATAAACCCATTATCTTTATAAATGAGCCTGTTTTTGAATTTAATCTCATTTTGCTTTACGATGCTTTTTTAATAAATTAACCAGGTGTTCATCAATCTTAATTGTTCGGACGGATCCCTTTGTTTTTGGAGTAAGTAGCTGGTAGCCCTCAAAGTTGTTATTTGGATTATATAAGGTTTTGGTAACCCTTAATGTTCCCTTTTTATGGTTAAAGTCAGTCCATTTTAAGGCTAGTAATTCTCCTATTCTTAGCCCCGAATATGAAAGGGTAGTAAAGACTTCTACATCCATTTCTAGCCCTTCAGATTGAGTTGTTTTCAGGAAGTGCGCAAGCTCTTCTTTCTCTAGGTATTTAATTTTTTCTTCTGCGCTTTCCAAATCCTCCACTTTAGTCTGCTGTTTTGGCAGTTTGAAATTTTCTGTAGGATTAATTTTCATTATCCCTAGCTCAACTGCTTGCCGGAATATCATGCGTCCGGTTGCCGCAATTCCATCCATATAATTTTTACTGTACTTTTCTGATAGATCCAGCATGCGGTCTTGATACATCTTTTTTGTAATTTGGCTGATTTTGAATGGTCCCCATACAGAAATAAAATGTTTCACTTCCTTTTCTCTCGCCCGAACACTGCTTATTTTTACTCCGCTCCTACTGTACGTCTTTAACCAATCCTCTGCAAACTGCTCAAATGATAGTTTCGAGTCTTTAGCAAGAGTACCATTTTCTTTATCTAGTTCAATAATACGTGCTGCTGCTTGGGCTTCTTTCTTTGTTTTAAATCCACCTTTTGAAATTTCAAGTCGTTTTTTTGTTAGAGGATCTATCCCCAAGTAAACATGATAGCTCCATGTTTTTCCTCGTTGCTTGAATTTTGCCATATATATACCTCCGTCGATTTCTTTTACGATTGATAAAAAAATGTTGTTTATAAATTAAGTAAATCTTAAGAATCATTTTTTTTCCTTTCTCTATAAGCTTCTTGTTTGCACGCATCAGAGCAATATTGTTGCCTTTTAATTTTCATAAAAGGGAGCTGGCATTTGGGATTTTGGCAAATATCGACTACCATATTGGCGTTTATTAATTGCCATAGATCGTAATAAATAGCGGTGATTAAGTATTCAGTAGTCTTTTTTTCCAAAACATAAAACCCCAAAGCGTTTTTCTCAGTTTCAATTATTTCGCTTGCCTTGATTACAATACCATTTGAAGCGTATCGTTCTATCGACTTACGTAGAACCAAGCGGCCAATCTTTAAAAAATCGGATGCTTCTTCTTCCTTAACATTAACCAGTGTAGGTAGCAATAGGTTTTATAGAAGGGGGGTAGCCTTATGAATCAGAACGAGGACTTGAAAAGGGCTAGAGGTAATATTCCATATTCAGCTATAGCTTCAAAACTTCGTGTAAGTGAAAGTACCCTTTATAGATGGTTTAGAAGTAAGCTCTCTATTGAAAGAAAAAAAGAAATTTTAAATGCCATCAAGGAAATTATGGAGGTGGAATAGTTTGTTTGAAATAAAAATGGACTATGACGAGCTCAAAAAACTTTATTTAGATGAAGTGCAAAAGCGTTTAGACAAAATCGAGTTCCATGCATTACTTTTGGATTCAAAACAACTTTGCAAAATGCTTTCCCTCTCATGGCCAACAGTGGAAAAAACCTTTTTAATTGATCCGAATTTTCCTAGAATGAGAATCGGCACAAAGTGGGTTTTTAACAGAAAAGAGGTACAGGAATACATTGACCGATGGTCCCTGGAAAACAGGAAAAAGGCTTGATGTTTAAACAGCTTGGATAGAAACGAGGTGAAATGATGTCAGGCACTATATCGGTAAATTCTAATGTAAAAGAAACAATTCAAAGCCTTTTACCTGGATCTAAAGTGATTAAATTGCGAGGGTACAGCGGAGGAAATGAAAATTACAGGATTGCAAAGCAGCCGGTAGGAAAGTGGAAGGATGGAGCCGGGCTAACCAGTGCAGAAATTGAGAAGGTACTAAGCCGCCAACACTGGATAGGTGCAACCATTCCAGCTGGAAGAATTGTAATTGATGTGGACGACGCCGAGGAAGGTTTATTGCTTAAGGATTTACTTGAAGCAGAGAGTGTGGCACATCACACAATAAAAACCCCTAATGGATTTCAATTCATCTTTTCTAAAAGAGATGAAGCTAAAATCAGCCAAGTGGCAAAGTTCTACAGTGCAGTCGGGATTCGCATTGATACTAAACCGCCTTTATCCGGCTATATTGTATGGCCCACAAAGAACACTGAAGGTCGGTACATCATTAGTCAGTCTTTTGAGGAATTAGATGAGTTGCCCGAGTATTTAAAGCCAGTATGGAATAGCAGTAACACAAGGGATTATGTTTTTCCTATACCATTGAAAACTCGGGGAAGCCGAAATAATACCCTATATGATTTTGGAAGGCGGCTGCGGGTTTGCGGGGTACCTGATGAAATCCTAAGCCAGGCATTGGGGCTTATCTATACTCATTTTGTTTACGATAAGACCGACTTTCCGCAAAGTCAATTAAATACTTTAGTGAAATCATTACTTAAGCTGGCAGTCAGTAAATCAATAAGGGTTAAAGAGTATTCTAAAACTGAAAGCGGCACAGTTGCTACCATCCCATATCCTTTTAACGTGGTAGGGAAAGCCTTATACATGTTTCAAAAAAAGGTAAAGCGAAATGGAGATATTGAAGAAAAAAACATTATGGTTGCCCGTCATGTACCTTACATCAAAAGAGAGTTGCATAATATGGAGCAGTCACAGGTCTTTTATGAAATAAAATGGGAGGATAAGGGTAGGACGGTAACGGAATTAGTTCCTGCAGGGGCACTGGCTACCAAAAAAGAAATGATGCCGTTAGCAGATAAGGGCTTCCCTTGTAACGACATCAACGCGAGGTTGCTTATTCAATATTTTGATACTGTTCTGGCTTTCAGTGAAATCTCTAGAGGGAAGATGGTGGAACGCTTAGGGCATGTAAAAGATTACTTTGCCCACCCGCTGTTAGTAAAAGATTTTGAAATCCTTCCGAGCGATCAGGGAGAGAAACAATTACTCGAAGGGTTCCAGGTCTCGGGCACAATTGAGGGATGGAGAGACACGGTTTTCAACAAAGTAAAAGATTATCCTAGAGTATTGTTTCTCGTCCTTTCCTCTTTCGCCAGTGTCCTGTTACATGACTTGAAAGTGGACCCCTTCATTGTGGATATAGCCAGTAGTACGTCCCAGGGGAAAACTACGGCCTTAAGGGTTGCTGCAAGTGTGTGGGGCACTCAGCAACTTATAAATGAATTTAATGCCACTAAGGTAAGTATAGAAAGAAAAGCAGCATTTTTAAACAGTTTTCCCTTATTATTGGACGATTCCAGAAAAGCCGATGAAAGGCTACTGCAATCCTTTGTTTATACCTTCAGTGGTGGGAGGTCTAAGGGTCGGGGTTCACTGAGCGGGTCGCAAAGGGAGTTTACTTGGAAGAACATTATGATAACCACCGGGGAAGTATCATTGACTGATTATGCAGCTAAGGCTGGAGGGGTTGCAGCCCGTATTGTAAGCCTCACGAACAGTCCATTTGATGGAGTGGAACATTCATTCTTTACCGAGTTATACCGAGCCTTAGAAACAAATTATGGGTGTGTGGGTTTAGATTTTTTAAGAAAGTACCAGGAACGTAAAAGCGAACTACTCCTTAGTTTTCATAAGGCCAGAGAGCATTATATGAAGAAAGCTCAAGGCAATGAAGTGCTTACAAGGCTGTCCCTTTATTATGCAACTGTCCACTTCACAGGGCGACTCCTAAAGGTTTTGATGAACTTTGATATAGACTTAACTCTTTTGGATAAATTGTTTGATGAAATCGCCCGGGAAAATAAAGAGATTGATAAGCCAAAGCAGTTACTTGAAGAATTACTGCAGGATTTAGATGCGGATCGTGAAGCGATTTATTACGAGTACCGTCCGAAACATCAAGTAAAAGCCATCTACAGAGCGGGAGTGCTGTATTTAACGCCTGCATACCTAAGAGCTTTTTTGGGACCGGAATTGAAAATAACTCGCTCTGAATGGAGAAAAAGAGGCTTTACATTTAGTTTTGATGCTAAGGGCAAGACGGTTGATTATCAGCAAATTAAACACGCGGGTAAAAACTTTCAGGTGATTCCTCTAAATCAGGAAATTGTCAAGGATTTGGGGTTCAATTTCGATGTGAAATGATGCTGAGTAGGAAAGGTAGGAAAAATGGATTTTCTGTATATTTTATTTTCCTACCTTTAAAACTTTTGTCATCAATGGGTTATATACATTTGTAGGATAGGTAGGCAAGGTAGGGCAACAAAATAAATATCACTGAATACAAAATTACTCCCACCACAGCCAGATTGATTGTAGAGATAACTTTTTTATCTTCCTACTATTCTACATTTCCTACCTAGTGCCTCACCACCTTGTGTTTCTTAGGATGATCTGGTAGGAAAAGCGGTAGAGGTAAAAATAAAAGGAAAAAACAATTCTAAAAGAGTAGTTAGCAGATTGTTCCATGCCTAGCGGTAACATTTTGCTTTTCGAAAAGGTTGCGAAATTTAGCTTGTTTCGGAACTCTCCGTTTTTACGATAATACTAAATTTTACAGAGGTTATCGAAAAGTCTTCGAATAAATCAATCATGTTTGGAGGGGCGATTCTATATGAAGGACAATGAAACAAAGCAAAAATTTATTGAATTACGGGCTAAAGGAGTAAGTTTTCGCAAAATTGCGGAAGAACTAAATATTGCAAAAACAACGATAATGGCATGGTCAAAAGTACACCTTACAGAAATAGAAAACTTGAAGGCAATCGAAATGGAATCACTACAGGAGCAATTCTATATGACGAAAAAGGCACGAATCGAGTTATTAGGTAGAAAGGTTGAGCGGATGAAAAAGGAGCTTGAAAACAGGGACTTCTCAGATGTTCCATCGGATAAACTCTTAGATGCTTTAAGCAAAACGTTAAACCAGTTAAAGAAAGATGAGATCGAAACCACTTTCAAAGGTGAAGGAGATACATTTGAGGATTTATTGGTAACAATGAATACAGTTACATGGAAACCATAACAAGTCCAAAACAAGACCAAAACTACTGGAACGATTCAGGAATAAAGGTACCTGTCTTTTGCTAGGTGCCTTTCTCCATTTTATATGTACTTACAACAATAATCCTTTACTGCTTTGCTTAACTACAGCATAATTACATTGCTTTCTTCTTCTTTCACTTTTTTGAATTCTACTCCGTATCAGTTGAAATCCGTCTTATATGGTCTAATCCTGGCTTATGTATAAGGAGATAAAACCTACCAGGAAATGGTGCTAGAAAAAGGATTGGCCGCAACCGTTTATTTATACAATTATTAACCATGCTGGACGAGTTCCATGCAGCTCAAAATAAAGCAAGAAGCAATTTGATCATGGGAGAGTGTCTAAAAGTTATATAGGATTGGGATCTCATAAAAAATAGGTTTTTCAAGTCATGCCGTTTTATGTTGTATAATCTTTAAAAAAAGGAGAAGAACCAATGCCCAAACGAAAAACACACGACCAATTTCTCCTGGAAATGAAAGATGCCTATGGAGATGAATACATGGTTCTAGGAACCTATAAAAATAACAGCACAAAAGTGCTGTGTCGTCATAACGATTGTGGATATGAATGGGAAGTGAACCCGAATAACGTCTTAAGAAAAAAGAGTCGTTGCCCGCGATGCTCGAATGAAGAACAAGGAAAAAAGAAGAGAAAATCGCATGAAGCATTTCTTTTTGAAGTGAAAGAACAGGTACAAGATGAATATACCGTTCTAGGTCAATACTCAACGAACAAAACCCCCATAAAGATGAAGCATAACCTTTGCGGTCACGAGTATCTAGTTCATCCATCGAGTTTTATTTCGGGAACAAGATGCCCCAGCTGTTTTAGAACAGCGAAGAAAACGACAGAGCAGTTCATTCAAGAAGTATTTGACTTGGTGGGAGATGATTTTACGGTTTTAGGCGAGTATGTGGATAATCATACCCATCTCCTCTTGAGACACAATACATGTGGGTTTGAATGGGACATTACACCGAATGGTTTTCTCAGAAATCAGGGTTGTTTGCGATGTTCGGGAAGGATGAAAAAAACGACGAAACAATTCAAAACAGAAATGTTTGAGAAAGTAGGAAATGAATACAGCATCTTGGGAGAATACATTCATGCCAATGAAAATATTAAAATTAAACATCATACATGCGGAACAGAATGGGATGTCCGTCCATCCAACTTTTTAAATAAGGGCTCTAGATGTCCTGCCTGTTTCGGGACCACCATCAAAGATGATGATAATAATCGGATAAGCAAAAGAACGCATGACATGTTCCTGCAAGAGGTTAATAATTTGGTCCAAGATGAGTATCTCGTTTTGGGTGAATACGTAGACCTCAGAACCAAAATTAGCATGAAGCATCAAGTTTGCGGTCACACCTGGGATGCGAATCCCGGTGATTTTCTTCATCAGCAGACGCGCTGTCCTGAATGTTTCGGAAGCAAAAAGAGAACGACGGAAGAATTCAAAGAGGAAGTCTTCCTGTTAGTTGGAGATGAATACAGCGTTTTGGATGAATATACAAGCACTGACACCAAACTTAAAATGAAACATGTTTCTTGTAGAAGAGAATACGAAGTGACTCCATATCATTTTCTTAGTGGTAAACGTTGTGTGAAATGCAGGGGGTTGATGAAAAAATCTACCAAGGAATTTAAAGAAGAGGTGTTCCGCCGATTTGGCCACGAATTTACCGTCATGGGCGAATATGTAAACAGTGGCACGCCTATCCCCATCAAACATGAAGTCTGCGGATATGAATGGGGGACCTATTATCGCCATTTTCTCAAAAGTGGGAAATGCCCCAAATGCGTGGGGAAAGTCCGATTGCAACAAGAAGAGTTTGTCTCCATTGTAGAAGGTTTGACAGGAGATGAATACACGGTGATGGGTGAATATAAAAATTCCAACACTAAAATTGAAATGAGGCATAATAAATGCGGTCATGTTTGGAAAGTATCACCCCCTAACTTTACTCACGGCAACAGTCGTTGTCCTAAATGTAATGAGTCAAAAGGAGAAAAGGTGATTTGGTCTTACTTAGTATCACTTGTTGTTAATTTTGAACAGCAACATTGGTTTTCAGATTGTCGGGATAAAAACCCCTTGCCATTTGATTTCGCTGTCTTTAACGAAGAAAATGAGCTAATGGGGCTAATTGAATACGATGGTCAGCAACACTTTGAGCCTATTAAGAATTGGGGCGGGGAACTTCGATTTAAAGAAGTGCAGCGTAGAGACGGAATCAAAAATGACTATTGCCAAAAAAATCACATTCCGCTTCTTCGTATCCCTTATTATGAGTTCAAAAACATTCCAACACTTTTAGATGAGTGGTTATCCCAAATTGGAAAGTAAATTATATTTATGTTAGACATAAAAAAAAGAAATGGGGAAGGTTTTATGAGTAAATGTGCATTATGTGGTGAAGAAAGGGAGTTAGAAAAAAGCCATATCATCCCTAAATTTGTTTTTAGGTCGATGAAGAAGAATTCACCGACAGGGAATATGCGTATGGCATCGCAGCCAAACAGAGTAATTCAGGACGGAGACAAACAGGCAATGCTGTGTGGCGTTTGTGAAGATAGATTCAGCCAAAATGAAACGATTTTTGCTAATAAAGTCTATCATCCTTATCATTCGGACAATCTCCAAGTGGTAGAATATGGTCTATGGCTCAATTACTTCATCACATCCGTCAGTTGGCGAAGCCTGTATCTCGATATCATAGGATTTGTGAGTGAACAAAATATTGATATTAAAGAGTTAGATACGTTAATTGAAGCAGAACAAATCATGCGGGAATTTCTGCTTGGAAAACGTATTGACCTTGGTCATATTGAAAATCATATATTCTTTTTTGGTCCAATTAAGGAAGTGGCTGGGGATACCAGTGAATTTGAACTGCATACTGCCATAGGGGGAAGTGTTGTAGGCTACACCTATATCAGCCATGACTTCGACTCATCCTATGTATTTTTAAATCTCCAAGGGATACTGATTGTAACCATCTTGAAAAAGGCTGTTGAAGAGGTCTGGAAAAATACCTTAGTCGGGGAAAACGGAACCTTCAACATGGAAAAGCCAAATCATTCTGTATCATCTCCAGTTTTTAATGAGCTTTTCGCTTTGGCTAATGACCTTAAAGAATCGAGACAGAAAATTTCAGAAAGCCAAAAAGAAAAAATCGTGGAAGGTATAAAGAAAAACCCTGAAAGATTTTTAAAGAGTAAAGCATACCAGCGACTGAAAGACGATGAACGGATAAGAAAAAATTAAATAAATATGTTCTCTATTGGACTAGCGAAACCATTTTTGAAGTATTGTCGTTTCTAAAAGGGAACGACTTTTATTATCATTAAATAAACAATATACGATGTTGGTTTGTAAAAGTATACCATTATAAACACTATTACACTATTTAATTTATTAATGATATATTAGTTTTAAAAGGTCTGAAAAATATTTATAAACGTTTGTAAAGTAGTGTATATATTTATAAACTACTTTGTTATGATTTAAGTATCATACAGGAAAGCATCAAGGAGATACTTAAATCATGAAAAATAAAATATTCAGTTATATTCGAGTAAGCAGCAAAGACCAAAACATTGATCGTCAACTTAACGAAATGCTTGAACTAGGTATACATGAAAGGGATATATTTATAGATAAGGAAAGCGGGAAGAATTTTAATCACCCTCAATACAAAGCACTAAAACAGTGCTTACGTGAAGGTGACTTACTTTATATAAAGTCGATTGACCGTTTTGGCCGAAGTTCTAAAGAGATTAAAAAAGAATGGGAAATCATTACTTCCGAAATAAAAGCTGAAATTAGGGTAATTGATATGCCATTGCTGGATACAACACAACACAAGGATACTTTGGGGACATTTGTTTCTGATTTAGTATTGCAGGTTCTTTCGTTCGTTGCTGAAAAAGAAAGAGAGGATATTAATAGGAGGCAACGAGAAGGAATTGAATCGGCCAAAGCAAAAGGCAAACATCTAGGCAGACCGAAAATAAGCCTAGAATCATTAAATGAGAAACAGAAAGCAATTTTAAAAACTAAATATGAATCATGGAAAAAGAACGAAATAACGGCAGTTGAATTTATGAATAAAATTGATTTAAAGAAAAATACATTTTATAAAATCATGAAGGAATATGAAGCGAATAGGCACTAGCAATAGTGCCTTTTTAAATTTAAATCAAGAATAAGTTTGTGAAAAAATGTACTGTGCGAAACGTTTCCTTATAAGTGCTTAAACACGAAATAGGAGGATTGCTGAAAAGCAATTACAACTTATTAACCGAAACTCGGAATGAAAACCGTCATGTTGAGTTGAAACGAGTTATCTGATACTCCTACATGCAAAGAACGGTAGTAGCCTGAATTTGTATGAAGCTAGGTAAAGTCGGCTAAAATGAACCTAAGTTCTACATAGAATATGGTCCACGATAGGTCGGGATGCTAGAAAATATCTAAAGTGAGAATGTCCAGTAGTAGGACTGACGAACTGACGAACTCACGAATGTACGGGTCTAGATTTTTGATACGCTCGAAAGACGTATACTGTAAACGCAGGGTCAAACACCGAAAAGTACGATTAGTACATAGGAACCTCGGCATATCCAACAAATGAGGATATAGGATTGACAGGCTCAAAGTAAGCACCTACGGATATATGTAAAGCTAGGTTAATCGGAACGTTGTAAGTAAGAAACATCCATTAATAAATAACTACTATTAGGATGGTGTCTATAAGATGAGTAAACATCGAAGTGACTTTATTCTTGCGAAAGTAGGGGTATAGTACCAATGAAACGTGTAACGAGTGTGGAGGGATGGTCCCGAGTCTTATTCTTTGAAGACGAATCAATTCAATAAAACTCACAGGGTCGAGTAAGATGATGGGACTTTTAGTGAATAAAAGGAGAAACAATCCATCGGTGAGTACAGCCTTACGACATGCAGAATATTATGGTATGCAAGACATATTTGAATGGAAAGAAAAGACCATTAGGAATTCCAACTATGAGAGATAGATTAATACAACAGATGTTCAAACAAGTATTAGAGCCAGGGACAGCGCGTTAAAGGTCTTCAAATAATTTCACTGACCACCTCTAAATATGTCAAAGTTGAAATATTGAGAATGGGCGAGAAAACAGGAGGAAATTAATATAAATCTAAACGCAAAAGGAGTTTAAAATGAGTATTAGACATGTTTCGAATGCTGATAATGAGGGATGGTTACTTGTCAAGTTTTCAGGAAACAGTAACCCGGAAGCTCTACCTCAATACTTAAGAGTAGAATACATAAAGACTGAGGGGGGGCGTGATTATTTTAAGGTTATTGAAGGTGTACATGCAGGCAAAGAAGGAAGTGTAAAGCAAAAAGAAGGCGGTGGATCATATTTAATTGAGGGGGATCCAAAGCAGCCTGCAGCTAAGGTACACTTTGTCATAGGAAGTAAAAAATTATGGTATCAAAACGACGGGAGGTGGATTGGTCCTATAGATACTATGACCGATCCTGAAAATAAAGTTCCTGTCGGTACGTACGATATTGAAATCCCAGATGCACCTCATAAGGTCCCAGATGAATATAAAGACAAATCGAGATTTGCAGGTACATGGTTTCGGATTGGTCATATAGGGGATCGCTACCTTCACCCAGGATCAGTATCAGCTGGTTGCGCTACAGTGACTGATATTCCCATATGGACAGATTTATATAATTACCTAATAAATCGTAGGAAAGATGATAAAAGTGTAGGCGAGATTTATGTTTTTGCAACGGATTCTGACCGCCCTCAATAGACAAGCATTACGTTTCGGGTTAGATAGCCAATTTACTTCGTAAGGTGCTTATATGTGTATCAGCAGGCTCGTAAATGCGGGCCTGCTTTTATTTGGAAATGTATCAACTTGCACTTTATGAAATAAGGAAATACTTTATTTTCGTTAAACATGGTGAATTAACCTCCACAAGAGCGAGGAGAAGCGGAAACCCTCGGCAAAAGGAATCAGTTTCGAGAATCCTAATGAATACGGTAGTTTTCTTGGAGTTATATTTATTGCTCTTCTGTCAAGAAATACCGCCACAGCGTACATGTAGTCCATGTCAGCAATTGGCGGTGCCTTGTATTCGAGGGTGCTGCCTGCCTCTACTATTCTACATCGATTACGCTTAGCGTGTTTGCCTTGCTTATATAGGATAAAAAAGCCCGCTACAGAGTGAACTCCCAAACACCGGAAGAATAATTTATATAATTTTACAGTGTTTGGCAAAGATAGGAGTGTAATGTCAAAAATATGAACACGGACTTTGAGGTGAAAATGATGTCGGTTATCTTCGAATTATGCGCATTCGATGCCAAGGGGCGTCTTTATATTAGCAAGCCTGACGCGCCTGACCAAGGGTACATTGCTTATGTGCTTCCGAGGAAAATCCAGTCGCCTTTGATCGGTCTTGAGCAGGCGTTGCATCAATATAAAGGTACTTTTGTCTTCTCATTGACACCGCTTCCCGTCGCAACGGAATGGGATACGGTGAAATTCATGAAGCTTTTACAAGCCGTCCTGCCCGTTCCACCGGCAAGAGGGTTCATGTGGCTCCACGATCCACTGGCAGTTACGGCCACTACCATATCCCGTATGGAAATAAACGCATCCGGCAGACGGATCGCTTCATCATGCAGCATTCCCATCAACGGCAGACGCTGGCGTTTCATTCTACCTGAGGGGTTAGGGCTTGCACTCACAGACGATCACTCGATCGATATGAGCGCGGGCAGGGAAACGCCAATCCATTTCGCCGGCCGTCAGGCGCCTGCGGTGAAGGGCATACGTAAAGTAACGATTCCTTTTACAGGTCCGTACCGGGGTTGTATGCAGATCAATGCCTTGTATATCAAAGCCAGTTCCTTGGCAGGGAGACATAAGCTTCGAACCGGTTTTCAATTTTGCCACCCTGACGTGGCGGAGAAGGGGGTGGTTAGTTCCGGCTGGTATCCGCTACTCGAACAAAATGGAAGCGAATATATCGGTTTTGTGGCGAGTTTCGATCCGTGTGCAATGGCACGCGCAGCGCGATCAATTGGAGAACCGGGCAATATTAGAACACATCTGCGTTTTACGGGACATAATTGTGATGGGAGACGTACGCTTTTGAATACCGCATACATAACAAAGCTGGGCTATCCGGTCCAAATGACGCCAATCGTTGGAAGCGGAGACGACGCCATGCTTGTATTTCACGAAAATCCGGGAGATAGAGGGCGCTCAACCGGTCTCATGCTCTCACCGGTAGGGAAGTTTGCACTGTCGGTTCAGGACGGCATCGGGGGATACGGGCATGATTTGCTGTGCGGGTTATCGGGTACCGAATCTCTTTCCTTTCAGTCGGGCGATTTTATTCATTATTCGCCTTTCAATTCGGCTTATGCCCGCAGCTATCCGTTTCAACAAACGACAACAAGGAACTATCCTGCGGAGGAGATTGAGCAACTGCTTGGGAACGACTATCTGACCTCGTATGCCGTCCTGAAGCCGATGATTCCGAGTCCCGCTCCTAATACAGTCCGTTACTGTTCGCAGTCGGAGGGAGCGGTTCTATATGGCAGCGGAAGGGTCACCGAGGAATTTAACAAGATGTTCCTCGATTACGAGCAAACATGCGTTGCAGTGCGGGAAAACAGTCCGCCGTTCCCACTTGTTCCGTACGGGGGCGTTCAAGAGGAAGCCGGACAACATCATTTTACAGAAATTGACTATATGGATTTCGAACAGAAGGTGATAACCCTTCTCCGGCGACATCTGTTGGAAGTGGAACATGAAGAGGCCTTCAAGTTAAATGGCGTCGATTTTGCCGATATGGAATATCAGGCGACAACGTCGGCAGGCCAGTTGGTCGCCCTGAACGGCAGCCGTTATCTCAAGGTTCTACTTGGACAGTCCGCAAAACCCGATACGCCGGACTTGAGCTTTGTCCGTCTGGATGAGGAGTTGCAGAAGGTGTTGCAGACGAATCAATTGTTTCTGGTCGCTTCCTCTAAGCGGCATCTTGGTGCTTCTCCGGCGGAAGGGGACGGACCGGGCTTTAACAACCTCTTGGATATTGAAAATTGGATGTTTAGCATCGAGACGGGAACGCGCAATCAATACATGGATTATCGGGATATTATTCTGATTAAAGGGCGTAAAGATACGGAGATGTGTATCCGAGACCTTGTCGCAAAGCCCGAAATGTGGACGCAGACGAACGATTTCTCCGTATCGGCGCTGGACTGGCCGAACGGGCAAAGCCTGGATGCATCTGTGGAGCTAGCTGGATTATCCGCATGGCTCGTGAATTATATCGAGGATGCATGTAACCAGCCCGATCCGGCATTCGAGAACTTCAGGTCGATCGTCAACAGCAAGAACTGGAACGGCATGCTTATTCTGAAAGCGACACTGGCCAACATTCCGGAGGAGATTGGGATGCTTGCCGCCGGGATGGACCCGCAATACATGTTTGCCCATCACCTGGGGGCAGGTTCAACCCCGGTCAAAAGGGAATTGAACGCGGAGGAAAATAAAGCAAGCGCTGTTTTCGGGCTCATTCACTATGTTCATCCTCACTATACCCCGCCTGAAAATGATCCGTACTATACCATCGACCCGGATCCAGGCGACTTTGATTTCAAAGTACTGTATATGAAGGTCAGTCTGTTCCAAGGCACCGTAGCCGACTTTTATTGCTTGTCGCAATTGACGGTCAACAAAATGTTCGACCAGCCCGTCGCCGGGATCAAAGGGATGCCGAAAGGAACGCACACGATTCTAATTGAAGGCAACGAGGAGCGGCAAAATGGCCTGTTATCCTACCGGTTTCAATTGAAGCATGACTATGTGTATCATTTTTCCAGCAGTTTACTGGATCGGGTGGAGTTGATCGGGATTAGTCTGAGCAATGGACAAAGCAGCCTAAACCTTGACCAAAAAGCCGCCACATCGTATCAGTTTAACCTGTCGGGTTACATGGCCTTTCATGTGTGTAGGCAAAAGTCGGGAACAGAACGCTTTTTCGATGTGATGTCTTTCGGAGCGGAACCGCCGGCGAACTCGGGGAGGGGAATTCGCCTTCCCGAGCCCGAAGCGGCAAGGCGTATCGGGCTCAGTTTCTCCGCACTATCGATTACGATGAAGGTGCCTGATGTGACGCAAGCGGAAAACTCGTTCGAAGCGGGTCCGACGCGTGTGTTCGAAGTGGATCCGACGCGCATGGTGTTCGACCCAACCGTCAGCACTATCCGCCAAAACAGCCTTTTCCGCTCATTTCCGCTTGAACTGCAGGGCTTAATTGTCGGCGAAGGGGATATCGGGAGCCTCGGTTATTTACCGGTCGGCGTTGTCCCGCAATTGACGGGAGTAGGCAAACGGCGCTGGCACGGGTTACGGATGCGTCTAAATCTTGGCGGACTCGGCGCTTTGGCCGGCAATGCGGGAATCGATGCGGAAATGCTGCTAGCATGGAGCCCGGATGATGGGAACGACATGCAATCGTACAACGTATCGGTAGGGCTTAAACTTCCTTCCGTTCTCAAGCGGTTTGAACTGCAGGGTGTGATGGAACTGAAGTTCGAACATCTGTTTCTGCGATTTGACGAGAAGCAGGGATTCTCGTTGGAGATGAATCCGGTTGCGCTCCGGCTTCTTGGTCTCAAGCAGTTACCTACAAGCGGCGCGATATCCATGAAGCTGTTCGGGAAGGATGGCGAGAAGAAGGTAGGCTGGTATGGCCTATATCATACAGAAGGGAGCTAGGCGAAGTGAGCGATTTAAGACAATTATACATGGATCTTGACCGAGCACTTCTGCCGGGGGGCAGGATGGAGCTTCTTTCGGCACTCGGGGGGACGGGAATTATTGTGGACACCCTGACCAGGTGCGTCGGCGACAACGAACTTCAGTTGCAGAACGCTACGGTCGTCTTCAATTCGTCTCAGACGCAGATTGTCGTCGAGGGGATCGAGAGAGATTTTGGATTCGGACAAACCACGGCGAATTTGGTCTTCACTGTTTCTTCAGAAGACCGTTATCATTTGGCATTGACGCTTAAGCCCGTTCAACAGGACGAAATATGGCGGTGGAGAGGATTGCCCTGGATCGCCTTTCGTCTGGTTGCACTGGAGCTCGCTGTTCAGGACCGGGACGAGCAGGCCGTATCTGGTAAACTTACTGTCTCAGCCAAAGTTGGTACTCAGTGGGTTACCTTTTCAGCAAATTATCCATTTAAGGACCTTAATTCCTTCAATACGGAAGGCGTTATTCCCAATCTGGGAATGTCCGATTTATCTCCGTTCGCCGGTAGCGCCAATTTGCTGCAGCTGTTGCCCAATATGCTTAGAACGTTCGTTTTCACAACGGAGAATATTCGCTTCAATGTGGAGGGTAACGCTGAGAAACTAAAATCGGTCCATGCTAGATTGCGCTTGAATGAACAATGGACTTTGTTTCCTGAAGTCGATGTGAAATCTTTATTGATTGACATCGAGGTAAACGAACGATCGTCAATTACCGATCCCGAAGTGAAGATTTCGTTTGAGGGTGATGTCGTACACAAAGATAAAGTCATCTTAAAGCTGAGCGGAACGCATGATCAGCTCAAGCTCAAGCATGCAGGCAAGTTGCCCCTCTCTGAATTTCTGGAACTGTTTGTTCCTGTTACGATGCCGGATATCGGTCTGGGTGATGTACAGGCGTTGGATGCAGTAATCTGCTTTAAGCCGGATTTCGTATATTCGCTGGAAGCCAAGATCGGCAAGAACGAGCCTCCACCGCTGCTGGCCGTGACAGGCATTCAGCTTGAAGATATTACGATATGTGTGAATGGCGATTCGGGCAAACAGTTAGTTGTGCTGAAAGCCAAAGCGGACTTTTACGGGTGTGAACTTAAACTTGAAGCGAACTATTCAGGTTGGAAAAATCAAGTGGCATTCAGCGATGGCCAGTGGATATTTACCGGAACGTTAACGGATCCGGAGGAAATACTGACGAAAATCGTCACGCAGCTTGATCTGCCAATCAAACTCCCAGACTTGAACGGAATCCATGAGCTCAAGGTTGTTTATAAGCCGAAAGCAACCACGGGCTTCGATGAATGGTGCATAATCGGATATACCGAAGAATGGAAAAGTCCGATCGATGATAGCACCCGCGTTCATGCCGAGCTAAAGCTAGAGCAGAAGGTTGTCGGTAATCCGCCTTCCGAGCCTCAAGTTTCATTCAGCATGTGCGCTGTCATGAATCTCGGGAGCGACGATCTGCGAATATGCTACGATGGGATAGGCTACACCTTATACTGGAACGATTTCGAAGGTAGGTATTTACCGGAAGAGGGAAAAGCGGAAATGAAGCTTGGCAATCAGTGGACCATCGGCAACATTGTGGAGAGCGCTGTTTCCTGGGTAACGGGCATCCGTTTCGGCCTAACACCGCCGTGGAATGTTCTGAATGACATAGAATTGGGCGAAGGATCGAATTTGATTTTTTATTTTGAGAACAACGAAAAATTAAACCGTATTGAATTTTCTAAAGACCTGAACTACGATTTTGGTTTTGGCAATATTGAAAAGTTGACATTGACGTATATTTGGGAAGATAGCCGCGTCATGATTAAGCTTGTCGGCGAAATCACAGACTGGTTTGATGAGCCTTTAGAGTGGGATGTAGCGGACCCGTCCAAGACGCCCGCGCTGCCCGGAATGGGCAATCAATTGTTTAACTTGAAGTTGCTTGCGCTCGGTCAGCATATCGGGATAAAGGATACCGTCAAGAACGTTAAGGATGCGATTGATAAAATACATGGCTTTCCTGATTCCCCGCCGCTTAACGACAATTCTTCTGGAACGGCTGTCTTCGATCCGAATGCAGGCTGGCTCATTGCCGCGGATTTCGACGTTCTGAAGACAGGTAGTGATTATCTGTTTTCGCTCGGCCTCATCTTTAACGATCCCAATCTGTACGGGCTGCATCTGTCCATGGGCGATCAGACCGGGGGACTATTCAGCGGACTCGAATTCGAAATTCTGTATCAAAAGATCAACGACTCGATAGGCGTCTATCAGGCGGAAATCCAGTTGCCGGACAGCCTGCGCTATCTCGAATTCGGCGCTTATTCCATCACGCTCCCGAATTTCTCGGTCGCCATTTATACGAACGGCGATTTCAAACTGGACATCGGGTTCCCATGGGATTTGGATTTCTCGCGTTCATTCACGATCCAGACAATCGTTCCGCCGGGGATTCCGGCAATCGGTTCTGCAGGATTCTACATCAATAAGCTGTCCGGCGAAACTTCAGATCGCGTACCTGTCTGTGACAACGGGCGTTTCGGAGAGGTGCTGGAGTTCGGTTTCGGCATGAGGCTTGGCATCGGCAAAGAGATCGTGAAAGGTCCGCTGAAAGCAGGATTCAGCGTGACGATCATCGGCATTTTGGAAGGCGTGCTGGCCAAGTGGATTCCTTGGGATAAGGAAGTTCATCACACTGCGCTCGCAGAATCGTCCGGCTTCAATCTCCAGGGAGAATATTTTTTCCAATTAATCGGAACCGTCGGCATTCAAGGGAAATTGTTCGGCTCTGTCGATCTGTCGCTTATCAAAGCGGACGTCGATATAACCGTAACCGTGGCGACACAGCTTACATATGAATCCTACCGGGACATCGAGTTCGCGATTATTGCGGATGTCCGCGTGTCCGTCAAAGTCAAGTTTGGTTCTGGCCGGTTCGCAGTAAAAATCAAAATCCATTATGAAGAAAGCGTTAAAGAAAAGTTCGTCGTGGAGGCTTCCGGTAAGGCGCCTTGGTGTTCTGACCCGCCTGACTCGCGCTTGATGCCAGAACATCGTTTAGCCCCGGAGCGGGGTGACGTCCCGTGTAGGCTGAATGATGTTGTAGATGTCTCTTGTTCGGATGATACTGACGATAAACGCTCTCCGATAAAGATGAACTGGCGTAACTTACTTAAGAGCGAGCATCCTGTAAAGGCTCGGTTGACGCCGGTGCTTACGGTCAACACCGAACAGTTTGCAAATGGAGACTACGCGGCCCATCCCGCCTATGTGCTGCTGCTTGCGATGGACACAATGGGCGAGATGGATGGAACGGGAGAAGAACGTTCGGAGCTAAGCGACTTCGAAATTATTTGCAGACAGCTGTTCCGCTGGTTAATCGCAGCCGCCGGGAAAGGGAGTTGTCGTGAGGACGAACTCGATACAACGACCGTAACCCGTACGCAGTTGTGTAGGATCAAGCACTATTTAACGGGCGCACAGTCGGAAAGCCGAGACGGCCAAGACGTTGTTGAAAAGGATTGGACGCCGATCCCGGTTGCGGAGATAGAGCGTTTTATGGAGCAACATTGCAACCTGACGATTTATATGCCCCCGGTGAGAGAAGATCCGCAGGAGGGAGAAGAACCGGAACTGCCTATAACAACCTTCTTCCCGATGGTGCCATATCTGCGACTGACTGTACCAGACCCGCTCGATCCGGAAAGTATCTATATTCGGCACCGTTTTCATGATGTCGCCTGTGTAGACAACGTCTATTTGTCCGATCTTCAGCGAAGATTCATGCAGATGGCTGTTCAAGTCGGACAGGAGGAAGCAGCGGAAGATGAACACCTCGGACGATCATCCGGCCGCGCCTGCAAGCACTCCATAGCGGAGTTTGTCTTTGCCGACTATTTCCTGCTACTTTGCCGTCAGATGACTGAGACTGCCCTACATGCACTCGACAATACGAAACATCTGCTAATAGAAAAACAATCGATCCATAATATCGTCTGTATGTATGCGAAGCATAAACCAGAAAATTTTACCGTGACTGACCTGCTCCATGCGAACCGGGATGTTCCGTTAAATTTAGAGCTTACGGCCTTTACAGGTCTAAAACATAAGGTACGGGCTGAGGACACCTTGAACGCCATATTTAAGCAGTATGTATATGTGAAGGATTGGTTCAACACATCACTCCCGGGGCAGACCGATCTTCTTCAAATACGTGCAAACATAACGTGCGAACTGCCAAACGGCGATCGGGTATCGTACGATATTCGGAGCGGCGATACCTTGCTTACCTTGATGACACAATTCGGCTATACCGAATGGGAACTGTTTAAATCGAAGTGCAGCCTTTTCGACATGACGGCACTCCGTCCTGATGCCCAAATCTCGCTGCCTGACTTTTCATATCAACCACAGAGCGGTTACACTCTTCAAATGATTAGCGGTCAATCAGGGCTGAGCTTCATACAGCTTGCAGATAGCACAGCAAACCTAGACAGCAAGGCGTTGTTCGCGGCGGAAGAGAAAAGTCTATTAATCGGGAAGTTGATTTCGCTTGAAACTGGAAGCTTGTTCGAACAAATGCGCAATGCCCGTGCTTTACGCAATCTATCGGGCATGGTTTCGCGTTTCTTCCTGCACGGACTGCGTCTCCCGCTGAAAAGAATTAGGATGCAGGAGCAGTTGCTGGACGAAGAAGGATACCACGGCTTGTACCAATTAACCGGACAGCAGTTTGACGTGCCGGCTTTTAAGGATGAGTTATCGTTTACTATCGACAATCCGGGCGAACTATCTTGGGTCACACTTATGAAGGAGGAATAAAAGTAATGGGTTCGTTGAATGTTCAGCTTAATGCGAAGGAAATCATCAAAATCAAGAAAGTCGCCGAGTATATCGGACAAGGAACATTCAGCCCGCCTGCAAACGTTACGGTCGGAGAAATGGTACAAGAACTGCCGATGAAGTATACGGCAGTGCAGGGCACCGCTTGGCAGGGGGCACAGAAAGATACAAATGAGATGTTGACGCCTTTGCAAATTTGGGATATGCCGGCCGATTTTTCGAATTTGACGGCTAAAGCGGTCTTGACCGATCCTTCTGAGTCTGAAGAAACAGTCTATTACCCTAAAGCTTTCCCAATGCGAATGTTGAAAAAAAGTGATACAGATCAGTATGAGGAAAAGCAGATTTTCGATTTTGCATGGGCAACCAAGCTGAATGTCACCATCAGACGGATTGACGACGGCGACAACAGCGTCTTTAACAAATATACGTACGAGCTCGTCGGAGTTCGGGAATCGGATATGATTTTGCTGGAACGGCTGATGCGGCATGTAAAGATGAATCCGTCGGATCTTCCTGTAAAAGTGAAGTTGTTATATAAAGACGAAGCGAACCGTAATGAACTGACCTGCTCGGAAAACCAGTTGTTGTTCATCCAGAAAGCGAACTGCAGCATCGAGACGAACCCGTCGGATTTGGGCTTGTCAAGGACGGAGGAAACGCTTGATGAAAGGCCTGACATGGATCTGTTCATTCGCCGTCTATGGGAAGGGAGCGTAACCCGTTCGGGCGGGTTCTTCCTGTTTCACTACGATATCGACAACAAATCCGGTATTCCCGAGCGGCTGTTCGAAGTTCGGGACGAGGCCCAGGTCAGGCTGCTGTTTCTCTGGCCTGATTACGAGGAGGCAAAGGAGGAATTGCCGGAATTGCGCCCGTATATCAATACGGTTGTAACCGACAGAATCCCAGAGGATGAAGAACACGCCTCCATTTATGTTAAATTGCTCACCTATACCATTGATCGGCCAAGCGACGGGCATCCTGCACTTGAGACGCTGGCGAGCATTTACTTCACCGATGCATCCGTCATTGCAGTAACGAACCGTCTACTGCAACTGACTCCAGGCGTGCCATTGCAAATAAGGAACGGTACATACATGGTAAGAGAAAGCCAGCCGGACAATTCTTCCACCATAGCGGAGCATTTCAAAATCAAGGAAGAAGACCTGTTGACCACTAACCCTGGCTTGCGACAAGGGGAGAAGCTTCATGTATCCATGGCTGTTCGGTTGCCCGAGCTTGTGGTCGTGACGACCCCGGAGCAGAATATGGAGCAGATTTCGAAACAGTTTGGTATACCCGTGGCCGCGCTCGGCGCTGATAACCGTCATATTTCGGGCTTGTTCGCGCCTGGCGGCACCATACGACTTGTGACGGGAAACCGAAACCGGATCGGCGTTACGCCTCCCGGAGCGGTGGAGGTCAGAGCCGTACGACCGGCTCCTGTTGAATGGTCCGACGGGGATGCGTTTATGGCCGAACACTATCTGGCGAGCATGTTTCAAATGCTACAGCCGCGGCTCTGCCGCAATTTCGATTTTCGAGCGAGTAATCCCGGTTTACCGGCTGGACCGAAGGTGAGCGAAACGGAAGGCTTCGTCGATTTTCATACTGCCGATCCGTCTGCTGAGTGGTGGTATAGCCGTTCCATTCCGTATTCCATGCATGCGGCGGCAACTAACTACAACGCGCCTTCTTCTCCAGTATCGAATCCGTACGAAGGAGCAGGAAAGATGCTCCAGCTTGATTTGCAGTGGTTGGATTTGTTCGGCAATCGCATCCAATCTAACCTTGACGATTACTCCGCAAACAGCGGAACCGCAAATCGGATGCCCACGATTGTCGGCTACTCTGATACGCTGCTCGGCCTTTCGAGGTGGCCTTTCGTTTCGGTTGATTATGTCTTAGAGCCAGATGCAGGAAATCGTTCTCAAGTTCTGCTGTGCATACTTCTTAAATTTGATGCATCCTCCCTCCGAATTAATAAGGGAACCCACGAAAAAACGGTTCGAAAGAGAGCGTTGGAAGCGCTGGCGACTTACCGCTCCATCTTGAATCAGATGATGCCGCTTGCTAGCGGAGGTGAGCTTGGCTTCCAATGGCGTACAAGTCTTCTTCCGGCTGGACCGAGATATCTATCCGAACCGAATAAACGGTTAATGCTGAAGATGCTAAGACGCATATGGGAGTGGTTATCGAACCTTGCCTGCCATCCAGATAAATTCAATGATCCTGATATTGCCTATACTTTGAATGAACCGATCGTTCGAAGGGAGATCAACAAATCGAATTTGTTCGAGCTTACCGTGGATGTGCTACTGACAAGACCGCTTGATGCCGTTAGCCCGTTATTCCGCTCGTCGAGACATGTCTTTGAATCTTCCACGCGCATTCTTCCCCGCAGAATCGCTGAACCCCGAGATAAAGGGAAGCCGTCCCTGCGTCAGTTTGCGATTATGGCGGAGCGGGCTCTATGTCAGGAGAACCGGTATTTCTTTAAGCTGGCCGTCGGCTCCGACCGGAACCGGGTCGTGCATGCCCGCACCGAGCAGCCGGTATGGCTCGTCCGATTCGCATCGAAGGGTAGTAACGAAGGGCTGCATTACGACATACCCAAACTGGATAAATCCAAGCTGGCTATCTATGCCCCGAAGCCGATGATCAACCGCTCGGAACCGTTCGAGTATAGGCAGACGTGGTGCTACAGGTACAGATCCGACGGATCCGACGAGTCCGGTTTCTACGAAAATCCAGAAGCGGGCATGGTGCAGAAAAACCGCGAGAGCATGGAAAAGTGGGCGCAGAACTACCTCGCTTCGGTTGACCGAATGCTGTCCCCTCGAAATTGCTCAGCAATGGGTGTGATCCGTAAGCTTACACAACAAGATCATACTATAGCTTTGCAAGAGCTCAAGAAGAAGCTGGCGAAGGTTGTCTCAGGTTTGCTAGACTATGTTTACCGAGACACCCCTCCGGATATCGAGCGGCATGGGCCTGTACGCGAGCTTTACCGGCAAAGGTTGCTGAAAGAATTATCGAATGCCTACTACATCGGCGCTGCTATTCAATTTCAAGTGGAAGAAAGCGGCGGTGAGGCGGGCGACGAGCGGCCAGGCGAGCTTTGCCGGCTTTACGGACCGATCGTACCGAACGAGAAGGAGGTACCTGCCGGATTTTCGCTCACAAATGCGAGGATACCTGTGCATCGGACGGTAGATGGAGCGAAAGAGAGGGCATTTCTCCAATTTGCCCTCTCAGGCACCAGGGTGGGCGCCGGTGCGGCACTCCAGGGCGAGAATACCGTTCAACCTTTCGTCGACCTTGACGTTGGCTTTTTACCGACACATATCGAGCACCAGATCGAAGCACTGCCTTCTTCGGAAGTCGAACTCCCGGAGGACGTCTATCAAGCTTCGTCGTGGCTGCATTTCATTGTGCCACCGGCGGAGGGAGAGCGGAGCGAGTGGCAGCTGTACCGAACGCTTGGTTCCTTTAAAGTCCCGCTCATTCTTAGAGCGTTTCCAGAGGAACCGCATCTTGTTACGCAGTCTTTCGAAGACCCGTTGAAGTCCGGAAAGGAACAGGGGCCGCTTACAGACTATCTGATGTATGATTACCTTTTCACATACAGGCGCACCAAACACTATACACAAGATAGGGTCTATTTTCATGTCAAGTTCAATGAACTGATTACTGAGAAGCCTTCGTTCGCCGATACTGAAGATCTATGCACCACGTTGGCCCTGTTCAACGATGTTTACAAAGACTTGGAGAAGGACCTTGACGATCAGATCGGAAAGTTGACGAAAATACCGGATACTTTCAACGAAGAGACGCTCCCACTAATCGACAAGATTTTCCACGATTATCTGGAAATGGCCAATCGCGTCGCAGATAGTTGGATCACCGAATCGGAAGCGGAGAAATTTCTGGATGACAGCGGCTACCGCTTCTTTTTGTCCGAAACCGGGATAAATGATGAAGACCGACAAGCAGAGGCTTACCTCGTTGTCCGTTTCGAAGAGCAGACGCCACTGCCTAAGGGGATGAAGCAGCCGATGGTAACGATTAACGGCTACCGGACATTGCTTAATAAAGTGACTTGCAGCAGGGACCCCAAAACCGATAAAGTTCTGAATGTTTACGAATTTGCCTTTCAGGATGAGAATGGGACGAAACTGCTGTCGGCCAGCGACGGACAGACAATTCCCGAACGGACGGTCCGGTTTCCTAATATAAACATTGTTGTCAACCAGAATGTTTGCCTGTATTCGCATGTCACGCGTAACGAAGAATTGATCGAAGGCTTTCCTCTAGCAGAACCTTTTGTTTACCGGACAGGCGAGAAAAAAATGGCCAAGCCGATCAAGCCGTATTTGGTACGGAACAACCGGATCGATATGGCAAAAGTCAGCGGAAGCGGCAGACCGCTTGAGGATCATTTGAGCGTATTCTTTAAAGCGTTGTTTGACGGATGCGCACCCGATTCCTGCCAGAAAGTCCAGTTGGAGTTTTTCTACTCCTATCGGATATCGCAAAAAAGCTTCCGCCCGTCCTTGCCGATTGCGCTATTCCCTCCGCTGGAGATGGAACTGCCTAAATTGTATATGGTTTCCGACAACTGGACGGTTGGTCGGTACAATCGGGATGCATCCTTTGTCTGCAACTTGACTTCACGTCTATGGCGGGCGTTTAGCGAAAATCCGCCTCGAGGTGACGACGGTAGTATCGAATTCAAACTGACCGTTATGACAAACCGGACGGCAGAGGATATTCGCCTTGTCGACCTTAACGTTGTTACGCTTGGAATCGAGCACGTGAATCCTACACCTCCGCTTTATGACGTAGCCTGTAAACACGTTAACTGATAACACCTGAATGAATAGCAAGAGGATGGATCATGTTAATGCCGGTTTGTGTCGTGAATCCACGACACAAACATTTGTGAATATCGTTTAACAACACAAACATAAGCGCATAATCTCGGATTCATTTTAATCGCAGTAGTAAATGATTTATTATTAAGTGTGCTCGCTCGCTAACGGGTAGTAGTAATAATACATCTGGGTGTATATATCTCTCATCTGACTATTATACAAATCAAACTACTTAAATATAGATAGCACCGATGGACAAGACTTGTACATGGTTTTGTAGAAATAGGGTTGTTATAATAGAGAAAAATAGTGGGAATAGGGTAACCACCAAACGTTGAATACCCATCAGAAGATTGCGGTTAACTGGATTTTTGGCAGGTCTTTTCTTCTTTATCCTGCTCGGAGTTGCCAGTCCGCTTAAATCAATATCTGAAAGTGGACCTACAACTTCTTTCTATTTATCTCGGTATTTACTTATGTTAAATAAGCGAAGCCCTCTCTAAAGAGAAGGGCTTTAATTGTTTTTTGTCCTCGGTTTTGTCCTCGGTTTGTTTATAAACTATTTAAGGTTGTTTAATATAAAACTCGCAAAATGTTGATTTATAGCGGTTTTTTTTTACAGATTTTCTTATATTATTAATGAAAATGAATGGGCGGCATGATGTAAACACCCTCGAAAACCCCTTGATATGACTGGGTTTTTTAGTAAGATGAGAATGGTTTGCTAATATTGCAGAAACTAACGGAGGCTTCTCATGAGTTCACCAAACTTTTGAGAGGCTTCTTTTTTCATTTCTTGGGTAACGTGTAGATAAACATTTTTCGTAGATTGGTCATCGGTATGACCAAGACGGTCCATGATTTGTTCAAGTGACACACGGGTTTCGGCAAGAAGTGATGTATGGGTTTGTCTTAAACTGTGCGGAGTCAAATCTTCATTTAGGCCGGCTATTTTAGCAGCCTTTTCATTCGGTCTCTCGCACATTTTTAATCATGATGGGATATCCGTCTTACTGTTGCATCTTAGCGAAAATAAAATTATGGTATAGTAAGCATCTCCTAACAGCTCGATGACCTCATCTTGAACCTTTTTATGCTCCTTCAAAGCATAGATGACATCTACTTCTACAATGTTTTTCCTTTGTGTTTTTCTTGTCTATGGAGTACCCGGTTGATATTTCAGCGCATTGTTGCTTGGATTGTAACACGTTTTCATGATGCTGATGGGGTGATCCACAAAATCAAGATCTTTCCACTTGAGCGCAATTAACTTAGAGTGAAATTAAATAAACGAATAACCCCTCATTATTATTCATACTATTCAAAAATCTATATAGAACGTCCTTTATTTTTCGGAATTATGAGAACCTTGGGGTTCAGTAGTTTTATACAGTAAATCTTAAATCGAAAAGTTGATTACCTTATAAAAAAAAGAAGCGCAAAAAGGCACTTCTTTTTTCTGACATACAGACTGCACTAACATTTATATTTTAAGCAAACATAGAACGATTTAATCTTCCGGAGAATATCTTTATAATTGGTGAGAATTAGGATGAAATACCGAAACGAGTAGAAAGACAAATGTAGAAAACATACAATTATTAAAGGTGAATTATCCTGTAAAAAAACAGGGGGTAAACTTGAAAATACTCTTAAGTTTAGGAGTCCACTAGGAAAAATTCACGACATTATAAAGATAAATATGTTATAATTATCAAAATATATTATTGTGTGGTGATATTATGAATAGATCTATAAATGATGCAACTCTGGTAAAGGTTGGAGACATTTTTCAATATTATATTGCTTTACGTGATTGCTTTAAATTGAAAAATGGGGATAAACTGCAAATTGAGGTAAATGGTGATGTTAGTCTTGTTGCGGCGATATCAAAGAAATCGTTTCAGAGAGAGGTAAAGCATCATTTTGGAGAAAAAAACCTTTCTGATAGAGATGTGGATTTTTGGAAAACCTTATCTAATTGGTATATAGAACATAATAGGATTACAACATTTTCTAGTTTAATTTTACACACTACCGCCACAATATCTTCTGATTCACCTTTTTATAATTGGAACACTAAAGAATCTAATGATAAAATCACAGTTCTGCAATCGATTGGACAATTAAATAAAAAGAGAGAAGAGACTTTTAGAAAGTATTACAATAAGATTTTTGCGGAAGAAATTTATGATGAGATTAAGTTATTAGATATATTATCAAGATTCACTATAGAATCCTCTCAAAATCAAATTTCAGGTATTTCAAAAGAATTTAGTTCCTACATAGGACATATTCCGGAAAACAATCGTGATAATTATATTGGGGCATTACTTGGACGAATTGTTTCTATAGTTAAAGACCCACCGCACCGTTGGGAGGTCACTAGAGAGGAATTTGATAAAATATTACAGCAAGAATCGCCTGCTTACTCAAGTCCAAATGAACAACCGTTACCGAGTGACTTTGCAGAGGTAAATATTCCTGAACAAACTGCAGAATCATTACTAAATAAGGAATTTGTAGAGGCCATTCGAAAAATTGAATATGATAAACAAATTCCAGATGCGGTTTCTGATTATTGGAAAGCTGAAATGACAGTTATGAAATATTTTAAAGATGATTTTTTATATCTCAAAAGTTTGCCACTATATAAAAATGAGTTAAAAAGACAATTAAAATATGTAAAAGAAAGTAAAGTTATTGAAACCGAAGGGATGAATAGGAATATAGAGATTAAGATTTCAAAACTGATGTATACAGAGGTTATGAGATGGGATGTAAAGGATTTTGGATCAATAGTTAGAAATCAGGGCTATTTTCAAAGAGGAATTATTCATACTATTGTTGACGATAAAAAGTTTAGCTGGGATGTAGGTGAAGAAGATGAGTATTGA